GTCTGGGTGGTGAGCGTTTAGGTAAACCGCACCTGCACCCTGACGAGCACCTAGCTGGTTGGCGTAGGAGAATGCATCCTCAAGCATTTTCATAACTGGAATAACCCCAGAGGACTGATTCTCAATCTTTTTAATTGGTGCACCGTGTTCACGAACGTTGGTAAGGTTTAGACCAACACCTCCACCACGCTTTGATAGCTGAAGTGATGACGCAACTGCACGAGCAATTGACTCCATGTTATCTTCTACACGTAGCAAGAAACAAGAAACGAACTCTCCACGTTGCTTTTTACCAGCATTAAGAAAGGTAGGAGTTGCTGGCTGGAAACGACCTGAGATGATTTCATCTACAGTGTCTTTTGCAATCTGCTCATTGCCACGTGCAAGCATCAGTGCGTTCATTACGACACGATCTTCAAACCTTTCTAGGTAGCGTTCTCCATCAAAAGTTTTCAGGGCATAGGATGTATAAAACTTATAGGCTCCAACAAAGGTAGGGAATCTAAACTTGTATGAGTAAGTGTGCTTAAACAACTCTTTAATAAACTCATCAGAATACTGCTTTAGAACATTTTCGTCATAATAGTCGTTTGATATAAGATAGTGAAGCTTTTCTTCAATTGAGTGAAAGAATACGGTGTTTAAATTAACATGGTCTAGGAAATAAGCCTTTGCGGCTTCCTTATCCTTTTCAAACTGAATCTTGCCATCTGCACCATACAGATTAAGCATTGCGTTTAGCTCATGATAGCTATAACCGTTATTCGTTGTCATACAACATCCTCATTCTTTCTTGTACTTTACTTACGTCTTCTGCTGTGCCAAATATTTCTACCCTGGCAATTACTGGTACCCCAGTTTTTCTAGAGATTATATCTGCAGCCTTGCAAAAATGCTCTCCAAAGTTTGTGTTGCCAAAACCAACCACGCCTCTCAGCAAGTCTCTGTTTTGTTCAATATTTAAAAATCGTCTGACTTGTCTTGGTATTGCTGAGCTCTCTGAACCGCCACCATAAGTAGGGACAAAAAGAACATACTCCCTAGAAACCACAGGAGTGCTATTGCTCCCAGTATCAATAGGGATACGAATATAATTTCCATTTAACTTCTCCACAAATCTTTTAGTGTTCCCTGAGTAGTTTGAAAAATAAACTATATCGATAGCCAATTCAGACCTCTCTGCTTAGGGGATAGACAAGGGGAGAGACCAGAAGCCTCTCCCCAAGATCTATTTTACCACATTTTTATTACTTAATTAGTGCAACTCTCTTAGACTTCTTTACTAGCTTATTGTACTTCTTAGCTAGCTTGTTAAAGTCCTTCTTTAGCTTTGCATTTTCTGCATTCAAAACGGCTACCTGAGTAGCTAGGTCTACAGCTGATAGAGAGAAAGATACTTCTTTCACTGCCTTTGCAAAACCAGTTACATCTGTAGCAGAAATGTTTGCAATACCTGCAACTGCACCTGCGGTAGCGGGAGCGGTAATTACACCCTTGTATAGCTTGTCAGTTGAATTCCAAGCTAGAGCTGTCTTAACAGTTCCACGAAGAAGAGTTGTTGTAATTGTTGCATTCTCAACTACGTTACCAAATACGTCAGTAGCAGTTGCAGTAAAGTTTACATCTGAACCAAGACCAGCAATGGTTGGAACTGAAACTGATAGGTTATATGCAGGACCAGCAACACCCTTTAGGTAGTATGTTGTAGAAGATCCACCAACAGATACAACAACAGAGCCAGTAGTGGTCTTAGTTGTAAATGCATAGAAGGTTGCAGTGGTGCCAGATCCAGTTAGAATCTCAACACTAGAAGTTCCTGCAGAAGCAGGGACTGGGGCATCAGCAGAATCCAAAGCAGTTACTAGCTTTGCATCTGTTGCTGTTGCACGAACAGTTGTTCCAGTAGAAACAGTTACAACAAACTTAACAGTGTCAGCAAGATCAACCTTGTTGTCTGATGGAACTGTTGGAGTTGCTGGAGTTGTTGCTACCTTAGATGTAGTTGCTACATCTGTCGCACCAACAGTAACAGCTGCAGAAATAGTTGCATTCGCTGGGACTGCCAAGATGGCGCTTGCTGCTAGAGCTACTGCAGAGGCAATAGCAATTAGTGGCTTCTTTAGTGAAGTCATATTTTTTATCTCCTTGTTTTTATATTAGATTAAATCCCGACAAAAAGTCACGCACATCGTCAGGCATTTCCTTATTGTTAAATTCTACCATATCAGATCTATTTTTGTCAATAGCTGATTTGGAAGAGCCACTCCAAGTATGAACTTCTACCTCAAGATTTAGGTTTCTTGGAGTATGACTAATTGCACCAAAGATTGCACCACAGACAGAGTCTGCAAGGTCTTTGGAAGATTTTCTAGGGTGGTCTACCCTATTGCCTTTCATAATTTTAAGCTCTGTAAGCTCTTCAAACAATAGATCAATTGCTGGCATAACCAACCTATCTTCATAAACCAACATTGCCATATCCTCATAGTGCTTCTTTGCGACAGAAACAGTTTCAGTCCTAATACCCACAGCCTTTAGCTCATTCTGAATATCAAAAGACTGCCAACGGTCAAAGCTAACCATGCCAAGATTAAATCCAACTCTACGTAAGTTTTGTATCCACTGCTTTACTTCTGAAAGATTTACAGGGCCTTCTTTTTTAGGTTCCCACCAGGCTACAGCATCTACTACTACAATTGGTACTACCTGCTCATAGTCTTTCATTACTTGAACTGATACCCATTTTTCTACGTGAGCAATTGATACAGCACACTTGTCATGTTTTTGTGCAAGGTCTGCATGCACATAATAAATCTTATCTGGGTCTGGCTTAAAAGTTTCATCAAATCTTCTAAACTGATCTAGTGGATTCCTAGATGTCATTGCAGATCTAACTTTATCCTGTTGTTTAAAAAATGCATCAGATGCATAGGTTGGTACACATGCAAACCTTTGCATAGCATCGCCCTTGTCTGTATAAAATGCAAGCTTAAAGTCATCTATCTTACGTGTAGGATTTACAATCCAAGTTGGCCTTTTAATTGCAAACATTCCTGGAAACTTGTAAGACAATATTGTATCTTCGTCCCACTCAATCTCAAAAGAATTGCCCTCAGCATCTTCTGGCAAGTCTGGGTTCATAATAAACTTATGAGTTTTTGTTATGACTTCTTTTTCTGCAATAACTGCGTCATATCTTTGTGAGATAAAGTCTCCTGGAAAACGTGGAAAGGACAATAGGGCTACCTTGCCAAGGTCTGGGAATCGTGAATCTACTGATGCACGGAACGCTTTATATATGTTATCTGCTGTTTTACCCTGGTCATTACCAGTACCAATCTCTTGTGCAAATCCTGAGATTTCATCAAGTACTGCCAGGATTAGGTTGAGTCCCTCATGAGACTCTCGTTCAGAGTGTCCAGAATAAACCGTGATTGATTTGTTAAACTCGATAGACTCAGCTTTAGAATAAAACTTTCCTGCAAACCAAGGGGAGTTTTCTATTTTATTTTTGAAACCTTTGAAGAAAACATTCTTAGCTTGCTGCGCATTAATCGCAACGTTAATGATATCAATCGCATCCCCACTTGGCTTTCCAAAGTACCTCGCTGGGTCTTTAAGACAAAGGAGCTTGTATACAATATAAGAACACGCAACAGTAGACGTAAAATCCTTACCAGATCCTTTACCAAGCTGAAGAATAACTTCATTTTTTGTATATTTTTTGTAATAGCGTCTTCCCTCCTCTGGGCCCATTATGTCAATAAGATCTTCTTCTTTATATATTTGACTCATTGCTTCCACAATGTCATACTGAATATCGGATAGTGGTGGCTGACCTAGGTAGCTTTCACCCTCAACAAATGTTTTTGCGTCAACTGGTATCTCTTCAAAGTTATCATTTTTTAAAGCTTCAAAGAATTCATTAAACATTGTTGTGGACAACTGTGATTACCTCACCCTTCTTTGCTACCTGGCCCAATCTTGACAAAATCTTGTCACGAATTTCTGGATGTTCAGATGCGATGTCCCTAAGAATGTTTACTAGGATTTCTTGCTTTTGTTCAATCTCAATCATCTCTTCAGCAAGCTCTTGATTTTCTAGTAGACCAGCTTTTTGAAGCATATCAATTCTTGTTTTTTCAATATCAACTACAAGTTTAATTGCTGCATTCTTTGCTCCTAAGTTTGCTGTGGTAGTTGCGTCATCAATAACCTCGTACGCCTTTGCAATAAGCTTGTTATAGTGTGTGTCTGCCCCAACCAGCGCCTCTTTAGCACGTGCACGAATAGCTGCATTATCTGCTGCCATCTGTCTCCACTCTTCAATGAGTGCGACAACCTTTGTGCGTGGCAATGCTAGCTCTTTAGAAATCTTGGTTGGATCGTTTCCCTTAAGGTATTCTTCTACTACCTTATTTACCTCATCTAAATGCTTAATTAGTTGCTCTTCAGTCGTTGACACGTTTTCCTCGTTTTCCCTTTTGCGGTATACGTTTAATTTTATCAGATTTAAAGCTTCTAAGTACCCCAGTTTGACCACGGGATACTTCAAAGCAATCTATCCACTCAGTGCCAGTTTCAAGGTTAATCGTAAGACTATAGAACTTAAACTTAGATCCATATTCGCCCTTTACCTTGATTAGGTCCCATTGGGAAATAGTAAACCCATCAATCTTCATCTCTGTCGTTCTCAGAAATTTCGTTGGCGTCGTTGCTGACTGAATCGTTTTCTTCATTAGAATCTTCCTTCAAGTCGTTTAATCTCGTCATCAATGTAAAAGATTGCTTTTCTGAGATCTTCAATATGCTTGGCTTCATCTTTAACTCCTGCCCTCCAAATATACTTCATTGCATTTCCTAGATTAAAGTTCATGTGTCTAGTAATCTGAATTGTTTCAACACCACTTGGATGGGTGGTGTAGTGCTTTGGATGATTAACCATATCTTTCATCGTTTTGACTTCCTTAGTCCAAATTTTGCTAGGTAAACATAAATAGTTTCTACGCTTGCCCCACACTCTTTTGCAATCTGCTCAGGCGTTTTCTTGTCTAGAACATATCTTTTACGAAGCCAAACTTCTGATGTATATAATTTAGCAGCCATTTTTTACTTTGTCAACTTTCCCCAGTTATGGATAGCCCAATGACCAATACCTATAGCATCTGCCAGGTCATTATCGCTAATATCTATATCATAATTAATATTGACAAAATTAATAGTTTTACGCTTTCTGAAATCTCTTTCATAATTTTTATACCATGAATCAGATTTGCCAGGGTTTGCTGTTCTCAACAAAAGCTTTGCGTCTTTACTTAGCTTTCCATTTCCAATAAAGGTTTGCCAGCTAATGGGGTTAACTGAGCCAGCCACCCTTAGACCCGCAATTCCAGCAGCACCAAGCATTGCACCTTGAACTAGAGCTAGATCTGCTGCTGTCTTTGGGCTGTTTATAAATACAGTATGCTCAATCACAATTGCATCAATCTTAAAGTTTTTAAAAAATGCCAAAGTTTTTCTAGCAGCATCTCTAACCTTAGCATATGTATTTATTCCATCAAACTCTATCTTACCAAATGAGGTAAGAGAGTTTTTAGAAAAGATAGCAAACGCTAAGCTGTTTGTGCTGGCATCAATAGAGCAGACAGTGTTTGGCTTATCGCTATTCAGTATCGCTTTGATAGTCATGCATAAACACCCTTATCTCTCTAATCTTTTTATTTATTTCTTTTTGATTTATATTACAAGTATTACAATACTTTTCATCATTATAAACTGACAAAACCTTGCTACATTTTAAACATTTTCTTGGCTTCTCAGATCTTTTTTGTCTCTTGACAGCTCTATGTCTTTCAACAATTTTTTCCCTTTTTGCTTCATCCCTGCAAATTGCTGAGCAATATATTTGATAGGATACATTAGCAGTAAAGTAGTTTGAGCACCAATTACATTGTTTCACGCAGTGCCTCCAGGGATGCAATCTTTATAGATCCTACCCCTGCTTCAGCACATACCTTGGTTAGTGGACAAGTTTTACAGATTTTTGAATTGGATCTGTAGTTTTTTGTTGGTAAGGTTTTATCTACCCATGCCTTACGAACATCTCGCATCCACTGGAATGCATTGTCTACCCATTGTCTATAATAGTCATTTACTTCTACAGGAAGAATTAGCAAGTCATGGTTGTTCTTGTTTTCATAAATAAGAACGGCCCTTGCCTTTTTAAGAATCTTCATATAGATTAGCAGCTGCACCAGATGACCAAGCTTTGGCTTTCCTGCTGCCTTGCGATATTCAAATCCTTCGCTAGGCATTGTCTTAATTTCGCCAAGCAATTCTTCGCCATTCCAATTAAGAATAACATCGCCAAATCCAAAAATCGGAGGATCGTTATAGGTAATCTTAAACTCTGAATCCACCAGGAAGTCTGGCACATTACCCATTGCTTCCTGGATACGCTCGTGAGACTTAGTTCCTGCAGTCATGTTTGCTCCACCATAAGCATCTGCATTGTCTTCAAATATACCGCCCTCAAAAGCAAGGTACCAGTATCTAGGACATTCTCCATGAGAATATGCAATTGTGCTTGGAGCAAATGTTTTCTTTTGTGTAAACTTATCTACACGATTAATAGTGTATCCAGAATTAATCTTTTCTATAAAAGCATCAGCATCAATAAATGATTTCTTATCTGATATCTTTTTGATCATTACTTCTTGTAAAAAATTTTTAGCCATTATTTGTTTTCTTTTCTCTTGTCGTTCTATTATACACTAGCGTGTAATGTATTTCAAGGCAGAGACTAGGTTATTTATAGATTCTGCGGCTGTATAGTAAAGGTTTTTCTTGCCACGATCGGACTTGTCTACGTTAGCCATCCATGTAGCTTTAAAGGCCATCTTAGTTGCAATAGCCTGAAGCCTAACTATTTCAATTGTTGCTACGTTTAATGGAATGTCAGGCTTAAGAATAACCTTGGCAACAAAAGTTAGTGCCTGGGTTAGCTCTTCATCCTGCATGTATTCTGCTATTTCTGATAAACCATTAACCATTTCTAGTGTCGTTTTTTCTTGTTCCATTATTGTTCCTCTATTAGTTGTTCTAGTATTCCTAATTCTATTATAGCAAGTCTTGTTTTTGGACTACCCTCGCCAAGCACAACAACGATTGCTGGGTCTTTGCCATTCTTAATAGCATCAGTAGTTGCCTTCGCCCACACATCTTTATTTAGGGTAAAAGATTTGCCAACTTCTTTAAAATCTATAACAAAGCTTTCCCAGGAAGCATCTCCCTTTTGAGTATTACGACCAGAGTTCTTGTGTTGCTTGGCACCTAAACGCTTACTCTCAGACTTTTCTGTCATCAAACTTTCGCTTTCTCTTTTTGTCAATGTTGACTTTAGAAATATGCTTTCTAGAACATTGCCAAGTAAGGTCCAAGGTGTCATACCATAATCTTAGTTGTGTCACTTCTTCTTTGCATCTTTGACAAATGAATATGCCATTGTATATAGAAAAGGCTCTATTATTTTGATGACTCAATGCCATTTACCTTATCTCTAATAGATTGCTGTAGCTCAAGGTCTTCACGAACACGATTAATAAATCCGTCTCTACCCTGCACTTTAGAGCCATCAGGTAGAATATACCAGGCTCCTGTGCGTTCTACAATGCCCATTAGCTCCGCTGTATCCACAAGATCAGCAATAATATCAATACCAACCATAGGGCCTCTAAAATAGAAATCATATTCCCCACTTTGAAAAGCAGGACTCGTTTTACTAAATTGAACTTCCCAGCGTACTTTTCTACCAACCTTTTCCTCAATGAGTTTGTCTCCCACAGCAATCTTGCCCTTGATCGCTTGGTTATCAGACTCAGAGCTAAATAGTTTAATAACGGTTGAAGAGTAAAACTTAGTAGCTTGCCCACCTGACGGCTGTTGGCTTGTATACATTGCACTAATGTTATTACGTGACTGACTAATGAGGACAAGCATCGTAGGCTTGACCTTGTTATTTGCATAGTTGAGCATTTTCCACGCATTACTAAAGTCTCGTGACTCTGCTCCAATTTGCTTAGTATTTTCCAGTTCTTTGAGTTCATCCGTTCCCTTTTCAAAATAGATTGCTGGTAGCAATGATGTAATAGAGTCTATCACAATCATGTCTACCCCAGCATTCATAAGGCTTGTTCCAACCTCTACCATCTCGTTAATAGTCCTAGCCTGAGACACAATTAAGTTTTCTGTATCTACGCCAAGTCTTTTAGCCCACTCTTCAGAATAAGACATTTCAGCATCAATCCATGCACATAGCTTGCCTTCTTTTTGTGCGAGCCCAATCATTTGCAAACATAGCGATGACTTAGCACTTGACTTGCTACCCCAAATCAAAACCTGTCTACCATAAGGCAACCCGCCATTAAGAGCACGGTTCAATCCTGGGCTTGGAGTTTCTTGGTACTCAGTTATAAAGCCAGCTCCAGTAGAAAGTCTTTTTCTTAGTTTTGGATCTAGCGTTGCAAAGGCTTCTTCGATTGTTGTCATTATTCTACGTCCTCCATTATTACGGTTCCATCTTTTGTTTTACCAAAGCTAAAGGTATAGGCCTTGCCCTCTTCAATCTTCATATACGCTTTTGCAAAAGAAGTTGGAAATACTGTTACAGAATGCAGGTCACGTGATGTGTCTGCCAAAACTAAAGATGCCATCTTTTTGCCAGCCTTAGTTGTTCTTGGCTTAAATGATACTACGAACATCTCATCATCCTTGTATGGAAGCTGACGATAGCTTAGCATTTTTAAAAGACCATTTGAATGATTGCCAATTTCATCAGCTGGAATGGCACTAACAATTCTATTATCACTGCACAAAACAAGATATGTTTTTCCAGCCTCAATAGCTGTTTGCTCATCATCAAAAATCCCAACGCTTCCAGTTTTGTCTAGAATTTCTACTCTTGACCAGCCCTTACCACGCTTAATTGTTTTGACCATTCCCATGAGAACAAAAGATCCCTTTTCTTCAAAGTCACAGACTTCATCCATAAAGGCATAGTAGTGCTGTGGCACAGAAGTGTTAAACTCTGGTAGGTTTAAATACTCGTAAAGATTTTGACGAATCTCTTCATCGTTTCTTGGATTGTCAGTAAACGTTGCTGCACCAATAGCTCTTAGAGCTGCTAATGCACGACTATTGACTCCACTACCCTTTGTAAAAGTAAATTCTTCTAGGTGCTTATAATCTTTAAAAGGGCGAGCAGCAATATACTTGTTTGCAATGTTATCACTAATAAACTTGATAGCACTTAATCCAAACCTAATACCCTTGCCCTCAATTTTAAAGTCAACGTCAGAATCATTAATGTGTGGTAGCTTTACTGGAATACCCATTCGCTTTGCTTCAATTAGATATTCAGTGCGAGCATCCTTGTCTCCCTCATTTTTTAATAGGGAATACATAAACTCAAGTGGGTGGTAATATTTTAGCCAGGCTGTCCAGTAAGATACTGTAGAATATGCTACAGCGTGAGACTTGTTAAATGAGTATCCTGCGTGAGCTTCAAAGTCATGCCATAGATCTAGGGCAACATTTGGAGACAAGAATCTAGAAGCACCCTCAACAAACCTGTCCTGGAATTGCTTAAACTCTTTAGCATCTTTTTTCTTACCAATAATCTTACGAACCTTGTCAGCTTCAGCCATTGACATGCCACCAAGTTCTGTACAGGCCTGCATAACCTGTTCCTGATACAAAATGCATCCATAGGTTTCTTCTGTAAATGGCTTCATTACCTGATGCTTGTAGTCAATATTTTGTTTACCATGCTTACGCAAAATGTAGTCTTTACCAATAGTATTCATGGCACCAGGACGCACCAGAGCGTTAGAGGCTGCTAGCTCTGCAAAATTCTTAACTCCCATCTTAACCAGAAGATTTGTATATGGTGTAGCTTCACACTGGAACACACCCTTTGTATAGCCATCAGACAACATGCGATATACGTTTTGATCTTCCATGTCAATTTTATGCAAGTCTATTTTCGCATCGCTTCGCTCTTCAATAATCTTTAGAGTATCTTGAATAACGGATAGAGTCTTTAGACCAAGAGCATCAATCTTAATAAGACCAATTCTTTCTGCCTCTGCCATATCTACTGCCACTACTGGGATACGTTCTTTTGTTCCTGGAGCTGTGCGAGTTTCCATAGGAGCAACCTTAAAGATTGGTTGCTTAGAAGTTACAACACCTGCAGCGTGAATACCAGTACCACGAATTCGTCCACGAAGCTGTTCTCCATAAAGCTCAATCTCTGGATATTTTTCACGGAACCATTCAGTTTGCTTTGAGGTACAGTAATCATCCCAAGTGTCTACAAGCTTCATAACCTTGTTAACGTCTGTCAGAGGAATCTGTAGCACACGAGCAATGTCACGCACAACACCCTTGTCTTTAAATTGTAGGAATGTTGCAATAGAGGCTACGTGACGATATTGGCGAACCAAATAGTCCTTTACTTCATCACGACGATTATCCTGAATATCTGTATCAATATCTGGGAAGTCATTACGTTCTGGATTAATAAAACGGAAGAACAGTAGGCCATGCTCAATTGGATCAATGTCTGTAATTCCTAGAGCATAGCACAGCAAAGAACCTGCAGCAGAACCACGTCCTGGTCCTACCATAATTCCCTCTTTCTTTGCCCAAGAAATCATAGATCGAACAACGAGAAAGTATGGTCCAAACTTTTTATCTTTAATAACAGCTAACTCTTCATTAAGTCTGTCAAGATATTCCTGCTTTTCTGCCAAGCCTTTTTCTTTTAGTCCAGCTATGGCAAGTGAATATAGTTCTTCATCTGGCTTTTGATATTGAACTGGTAGTAGGTCAGCATGATCCTGAATATCGTAGTCCTCAATCTTGTTGACAATCTCTAGCGTAGACTCAAACATGTCTGGTCGCTCAATGCCCTGAGCAGCCATGGCAGATTTCATTTCTTCATATGATAGAAGATGAATCTCAAACTTATTAAAAGACATCTGGCGGTCAGCACCATACAGATAGTCTAGCTTTTCCATTAAGCCATCAAGCTTTTTAGCTTTATCATATGTAGCATCTTTTTCTGGCTTGCTTGAATATGAGTTAAGAATAAGCTTTAACTCTTGAATTTCTTTTTGTGATGGGTCAGAGTGGTGGCAGTCTGGGGTGACAACTGGCTTAACTCCAAACTCGTCAGCAAGCTCCAGCAGTGCCTTGTTAATTTCTGGTGGATTGTGTGGCATTACCTCAATGTAATAGTCATCACCATAAATTTCTTTACACCTTTTGATGTGATCTTTTGCATAAGCAAATTCATCTGCCTCAATGGCTTTTGCTAAAACACCAGACAAACATCCTGATGTAATAATTAATCCTTCTTTGTATTGCTCTAAAACTTCCCAGTCAATACGTGGCTTCTTATAAAAACCTTCTGTCCAGCCAATCTCATTAAGTCTATTAAGATTTTCTAGTCCTTTTGCATTCTTAGCAAGAATAATAAGGTGGTTATAGTTAAGGTCTAGTGGATCGTTCTTCTCTTTCTTATCTGTGTGATCAAAGCGGTCTTTGGTTATATACCCCTCAATTCCAAGAATTGGCTTGATTCCCTTTTCTTTTGCAGCACGATACATTTCACGGTGTCCAGACAAAGAGCCATGATCTGTAATCGCAATAGCTGGCATACCTAGCTCTGCAGCACGATCCACATATTCTTGTGGTGTAGCAATTCCATCAAAAAGCGAATAGTGGGTGTGAACATGTAGTCCAGCGTAATTCATAAAAGTCCTCTGTTAATTAAAGTTATGGGATTGGGCAGTTTATTGAGATACCCAGCTCTAGGTTTTACCAGTCTGCGTTGCTAGTTGTGCCTGCTCCTGGGCCATCAAAGCCTAGGTAGAAGTTTTCCTGCTCAGCATATGGAATCTCACGAACAACCTTGTCTAGGTTAAATGGCTCAACGCCATCCCAGTTGTGAGGCTCTGCATCTGGTGCAGTTGGAATTAGAGTATAGTTAGTCTCAATACCCTGACCGTTTCGCTTTAGCTTCCACTGTAGGTTTGAGATTGATCCAGTCTCTAGTGCATATTCACGAATGGTGTTAAATGCAGACTGCTTAGAAATACCCTGTGACCATACAGCAACATATGGACTCTCTAGTCCATCATCAATAACTACGTTAGTGTAGAAACGAAGACGTGCTCTCCATCCACCCTTTGGCTCATTTCTCGCCATCTCGCAACCAAAGCAGCGACCTAGGGTATCCTGAGTACATGCAGCTTTACGCTTGTAGTCTTTTGGATTTGTGTGTTCTGAAATTACGACAGCAAGTCCACGATTTTCTGCATAGTGTGCTGAATCGGAATCTAGCTCTTCAATAAAACGAATCTTTGCAGATTGTCCATCAGCTAGCTTTACCCAACGAACCTTTGGTCCTGCTGATGGGTCTGATTTTGGCTTGTTATCTAGTAGTGCGTTAATGTTTTTTAGTCCTTTAATGACGCTCATTTTTCTCCTTGTTTTTCTTTTATTTTTAGTTTAGCATGCTTGATATAGATTTGTCAAATGATTCATCAATGTTCTTTATTTGTTCATCTGTCATGTCACCGATATCTTTATACTGTTTATCTAATTGTATCACGCTAACACGAGATCCAAGACGTTCTAAAATCTTAGACTTCATGTTACCGCCTGCTTCATCATTGTCTGCAATAACTATTACATTATTGAAGTATTTTTGTAGTAGGTCTGTTTGTACATTAGAAACGTTGGCTCCTAATGTAGCTACCGCTGGAAATCCACATTGGTCAAGTCGAATAGCATCAAAAGATGACTCAACTATGTAAACCCTGCTTGATGTTTTTACCCTATGCAAATTAAACAAAATTTTGCTTTTGGGAAGTCCTGGAGTATTTTTAAAATCTTTTCCCTCAATCGATCTACCAACAAAGCCAACCTCAATCCCATCTGGAGAGTGTACTGGAATTGTAACCATATCCTGTTTTTCAGAATATCCAAGAGCAAACTTTTTAACAGAGTCTTCTGTGATTAGTCTGCCAGCATAGTATCGCATGGCACGTGGAGACTCTAAAGCTTGAGAGTTTAGCCTTTTAATTAAAACTTGATCGAATTGATTGTAGATTGGTTTTTCCTGAAGTTGCTTTTCAATATCATATGCAAGATCCGCATCTGTTTCTTTACTCTTAATGTATCTTGCAGCTTCAAAGTATGACCTACCACTCATTGTCATAACTAGCTGTGTAAGGTCTGTGACGTGCTGACATGCAAAGCAGTAGAATAGTCCTGAAGATTTGTCAACTTCTCCTGCTGGAGTTCTTGAGTTATTGTGATATGGGCAAAAAATAATGTAGTCAGAATCAACCTCAGACATGATGTCAACACCTGCGCCCGTTAAGACACGCTTAACTTGCTCTGCTGTGTAGACTGACTTTGTTTTCATCCTCTAATATCCTCTTACTTATCTTCCATGTCTTTATATCTGTAGTATCCTTTGTCAAAGTCTGCTTGCACAAAGAAGTCTCCCATAAAACCATTTCTGTTTTTACGAAAGGCACACTCTATGATATCACTATTTGTTGCACGACCAAGAGCTAAAACCCAGTCAGCATCATAAGCAATCTGACGTGACCATGCAGTTTGGCCTAGAGTGGGAACGCCACTTAGGTCGTTCACATCGTCTGGCGTAGCTGACGAGATAGCAATGATAGGAACTTCTTCACCAATAGCCATAAGCTTTAGCTCACGAGACAGGTTTTTCATTCTAACAGTTTCATTGTCTGCTTTTTGATTTGGGCTCATAAGCTGCAAATAATCTACAATTACAAAGTCTGGCTTATACTGGTCGATCTTACCACGTAGCACTGATGGAGTAATTTCTCCACCTGAATCATTTGAAATAATGTGAAACTCTGGCTTGCCAGCAATTTCTTTTTCATGCCATTTACGTAGCATGTCAAGCTCTATATCACCATTGCTAATTTTGCGGTGTGACCAAATACCCTCGCCCATAATAGTAAATACACGATTACGAACTTCTGTTTCGCTCATCTCAAGAGAAATAATTAGTGGCGACTTGCCCTGCTTCCAAGCCTGCACTGCAAAGTATAGCGCCATCCAAGACTTGCCAATTCCTGGATATGCAAGAAATACTCCAAGCTGTCCTGGCATAATTCCTGCTGGAAGATAGTTGTCAAATCCTGGCAGGTTAGTTTTGATTCCAGTAATTCCTGCTGCCTGTTGAGCCTTTACGTTTTCAAAATATGCAATTGCAGACTCAAGATCTGTGACATCAATGTCACGAATAGCAGAGGTATTCTTTTTTAGTTCTGAGGTTTTGGTAATTAGCTCTTCTAAGGCTTTTGTACCCTGGCCACTCTGAACTTCTGTTGCGGCATTCCTAATAATATCCTTAAGGCTATCATTTAGATATTCGCCCTGAAGCTCTTCAAGGTGGTGCTTTGTTGACCCAACCCCCTCTGCTGGAGTAAAGTCACGAAACTTTTCTACAACAAGATCTACTGGTGGAATTGACTGATTTGTCTCAAAGTACTTACGAATAAACGTCCAGATATCAGTATGAGTTCTAAGCAGCTTTTCAACATCTGCCTGCAGCAGCACATGCATTTGCTTATCCTGCAGAAGTGCTGATATTACCTTAGACTCTGTATTACTCACTTAGCCACCTTTTTGCCATCTCTCTACGCTCTGCACGTTCTCTTTCATCTTTAGCTTTTTCATCCATTGCCTGCAAAAGCTTTTCTGCATTATAGGCATAAAAAGTCCAGCTGTGGGTTTGCGCAACTTCAAAATAATAATACACTAGCTTCATTGCCAAGTCAAGTCCAAACGACTCGATTATGGCATCAGCTGCCCACTGTTCTGTATTTAAATTAAGCACTGGCTTTGCGCCGTACCTTTTTAAATGCTGACTAGAATAGGTACCAAGTAAAGCCATGCGGTCTTTACGTTCGGCCATTATTCTTCTATTTCAGACTTTGCTTCTGCTAGCTTTTCTGTAAGCTTGTTTTCTACAAAACTATAAACACGCTCAAAAGCGTCATTAATTGTTTCGCCCTCACGACGTGAGTCAACAACGCCAAGGTCTAGCCTTAGTGACTGAAAGTTTCCTAGATTAAGTGTATAACCTAGTGTAACGTTTACCTTAGTGTCTTCGTTATTCATTTGCCTACCCCTCTCAAAGGTATTAAATTGATTCTGACCAAACAGGTATGAACCTGCCATCTTCAGTTCTAGTATAAGTCAGTATACCATCCCCCATACGCCTTGTCAACTCCTGATTTGTAGGTGTCATATTATTAGTGACTAGGCCATCTTTTCTGGGCTGTCCAATATGTATAGAGGCCAAGATGCTGCGTATTTCTTTTACTTGTGACTCTGAGTAGTAGCTTCTTATCTGCCACCCAGTTTTTCCATCCTTAGAAGATCCCATTGGGAATGGAATAACGCCACGCTTCATCAGGCTAGGCATATACTTTTTGTGACGATTAACTAATTTAGCAGTTTCCCCCACAGTGTATGCTCTTTCACGATTGCGTTTAAAGTCAGAAATAAAACAAGTCTCCATACGATCTTTTGTAATGTTATAAAAAGTAATCATACCAGTAGAACGACTTTGGTGATGTGGACGAACAAGATCTCCGTTTAAGAACCAAACTTTTTTATTCCCAGGAATTACTGGCTCTTCGTTATAGGTCTCGCTTAAAAGTCTTTTTTGATCTGCATTCATTAATTAGGAACTCCGATTATAATTAGATTAACTATGGTGGAAGCATTTCCAGCCTTATCAAATCTAACCAAACCAGTTAGTCCATTTGCATCAACGCTTGTTAAAACAACTGTTGCCCCATCTCCAGCTGTTCCAACTCCACCAGTATTTACAATAGTTGCTGTGGCGATTGGCGGGTATTTAAAGTTGCCATTGTAAGAATAAGTAAACGACTTTGTGCTATCTGCAGTTTGTGGGCTATTTGATGTCACCACAATTGATCCACCAATAACTCTAGCCTCAGAGGTTTTAATGTTTTGTCTACCAGCAGATGGGGTGTCTAGGCTGGTATAGTTATATCCAGTTGTGGATAGCTGATCAGAAAGTTGATTTACAGCATTAGTGATTTGATAGATATAGCTAACGTCAATTGGTTGCCCTCGTTCTGGTAGCGGTACTTTTGCCATAATATTCTCCTATTTATATTGTACCAGATAGTCCACGGAATAGGGTAAGCTTATTATTATAATAATCCCTAACTTTTATGGCTGTTGATACTTGAACTGCGATTTCTACTCTTTTGACGTTAGTGTCTTTTTTTAAAATAGAAAAGTTATTGGATGATACAGTAGCCTGGAATTCCCATGGTTGCCAGCCTGCATCATTTAGGTTTGTTGTGTTGTTGTTATTCCATCTAAGCCAAACATCAAAAGTAGTTGTTTTGGCATAAATTCTTTCAAAGTCACTAGGGTCATCTGCCTCCCCTGGAAAAGACCAAACTGCATTTATTACTTCAGGATTTCCAGACTTTGATATAGAAAACCTATTTGTTGCGGTATAGGGAAATGGTGTTGTAATGTCTGGCATAATATACCTAATGATTGGTGCCCAGTGTGAGTATCTATTTTTATCCTCTGATACTATGCGATATCTAAAATCGTAATACAGGTCTTCTACTTCGTCCCTAGACAAGGAATCGTTATACACAGTAGTGAACTGAACTGGCGGCAGCTCTTCATTTTTAATAACTACTCTTTTAATTCCAGCATCAGCCATTACGTCACATCCAAGACAAATCTATATTCAATATAATTATTTGTATTTGGAGACTTTACGATTGTAGTTTCTTCAAGATTTTGAACAATTGAATACCCAGTCAATCCGTAAAGAGGATTTATTGTGCTTATGTTGTCTACCCTCAAAGCGTCTAACGCAACATAGAAGTTATCGTTGGGAACCTCTGCTTTTCCATTTGGAACTACAACCTGAGATGAAACATTGTCTGCGTCTTTAGCGTATGTAAAACTTGTTGAGGTTGGTGTGCTAACAACTTGGTACACGCCATCAAATGTTGAATCAACTCCACTAATCTTTACATAGTTTCCTGCCACTAGGCCATGTGCTGATGCAGTAGTAAGTGTAGCCACATCACTAACAAGCTGTTTTTCTGTAACTAGAATGTCGTTTGTAGTAGCCGCATAAACCTTAATAGTATTAACATTTCTCCAAGAAAATTGTCCAGTAGTATAAAATAGTTCGTCAAGTCTTTTAGAAACAAATACATATCTGTTATTTGTAAAACGGTAAACTGAGTCTTTGGCCTCTACCTGCATTCTTGCCAACTGAGAACCATCAGTATTTGAAAACTCAACAATGATAGTTGCTGTGTCTGGAATAGCAGAAGAGTTACCATCAATAGCTATTATTGAAAATGCTAGCTTCATAAGATCTGAAGATGAATTTTTGCTTAGGTCCACTCTCTGGTTGGTAAGCTGTAAAAATGATGGCACCCCAGATACAGACAGATTGCCTTCGCTATTTGAAAAAATATAAGATGTGTCTCCCTTTAGCATAAACACGTCGCTCAAATAACGAAGTCTTTCATATCTTTCTAGCCTTGTAGCATTGGAAAAGATACCATTACTTGTCGTAGTCTTTATAGCTGGAGTTGGATTAGCAATAAAGTTTAGTCCATTAATTATGGATACCGTGCTTTGATCAGAAAATACGGAACCATTCGTTGTTGGGCTTGTCAAGGTGTTTCCACTACTTAGTTGCCAGCCCTCTTCTGCCGAAAATGCTGATATGGTTCTACTGTCATACTGACCAGCTGCAGTATTAGACCCAGCTGAATAAATGCCAACCTCCGATATTTCATATCTTTCTTCTGTTGGTAGTTGCGCAGTTAAGATAATCTTATTTATTCCGTTATCATTTACATAGCCACGTGAGGTTATTGGAACACGAAACATTTCAAAGTCTAGCGCATTTTTGTTGGGGTCAACCTCTAAGTTTAAAACCGCATCTACAAGATCTGCCTCTGGCCCTGGAGCAATAGTAAACCTGTTGTCAGACGAGATGGCAGTGATTATAGTATCTGCTGTTGCGCTAAACTCACCAGTACCGCTAGCCACAGTAACCTTTGCACCAATCCATAATCCAGAAGTGCTTGTTGTTGTAAGAACTTGAGAAGTTCCACCCGTTTTAAAAGTTATTGTTCCAGCTGTGTGCTGTGATGTTGAAGATGTTACCGTTATTCTAGTTGGTCCATCAATACTAGTAATTGTAGTGTTTGTTCCAAACGCACCTGTTCCAGAAGTTTTAGTAACTGTCATTCCAACATTCAAACCAGCTGTTGAGGCAATGCCAGTAATTGGGGTTATATATTCTCCATCTACAGCTGGAGCACCAGTAGACAAAATTGTTCCAGAAGTGGTTGCTGTAGAAACTGAAGACTTGGATGTAATATTTGGTCTTGGCTTTGGGCCGCAGCCCAGGGCAATGTAAGACGCATACGCAGAGGCATCTCCAATGAGATACTTAGCAATAATATTTTTACCAGTTTCAGTTATCATATTTAAATTCCTATGTCTTCTATTATACCAGCAGTACCTATCTGAATCTCTACTTGTTCGTCTGATTTTAGATTAACAAGCTCTATAACACCATCTCCAGTTGTCATATCTAGGTAATAGTTGGCCCCATTGGCTCCGTTTCCCACGGTTGGGATTTTTTCTTTTAAGTCAATAGTAAAGTTTGAGAATATCTTGTCTGAGGTTTCTGATAGCTTTACAAGGTTGGTAGGATTGTAGATTTCCTGCAATATTTTAAGATTTTTAAATGGCTGGTAAACCACATCTTGTCCATTAACGGTATCATTTCTACCTATTGTCAAAAGCTCTTGCCCACCAACATCTTCAAAAAGAAGATCTAGCATTAGCTCAGCACTAAGCGTTTCATCAATAAACTCTACGGTATCTATTGGTGCTGTTTTTACTGGTGTGGCAACTGGAGTTAGCGAAGAGTCAACTCCTGAAATAGTTGGCATAATCTCTGGCTCTGCACTAGGCTTGCCAAAGTCAAATCTATTTGCTTCACTTTTATCAGTTAGGGTTGTCTGCTTTCCAGATAGCGTAGTAGTCTTTTTACCAACCTTTACTGTTGTGCCGCCAGCAATTGACTTTCCTTTTTCAAGCTCAGGGTTTTTAGTTAGGATTTTGTCTCTAAGTGCAATAACCTGTTTTTCTGGAGCGTTTGGTGGCAACAGCTCTCTTGCCAAAGCCTTTGGCTTTATAGCTTTATCTGAAACTACTGTAACCTTTGCCACATTACACCTCACTCAAATATACTGTCATAGCTGGTCCAGCTGGGGATCGTTTATAGTTAATATTATAAACTACATACTTTGTAGAATCAAAGTCTACCATATCTATGTCGTCTTTGTCTTTATAATAAATATTTACAATGTCGCCTAGCTGCAAGGTTGGCATTGAGAAAATGTTTAAGCCTACAGACTTTCTTGGTCTTATGTTCTTATCAATTATCCATCCTAGCAATGACTCAGCAGTGTCCTGGTTTTGAATGTAAATTGAGTCTAGGCTAAAGTCATTCTTACCGTAAAGGATTCTGCTTTGCTTGACCTTTTCATATTGTTCTGTAAACTTAAACGGTGATTCAACTACTGTCGATCCTGCTAGTTCTGGATCAGAGAGGTTGCCCTTCTTTTTTAAGAAATCATCTACAGTAATAGAGCTAGTGGTATCTTGAGTAAACGTGACTCCCAAAATTCTTAAATAGTTTCCAGTCTTTTCATCTAAATTAAGTATTGTATCTGTGTTATTAAATACCAAAAATTCTGCACCATAAGAATCTGCAGTAAATCCTGAAACAGTGTAGCCCTTTAGCCTATTGGCGGTTGGAGCTATCTTGGCATATAGCGCAGGATAGGCCCTGTCATACTTAACATTAAAGTATGCGGCCTCACGCATTATAGTTCCAAACTCTTCAAAGTATAGCTCGTATGCTGGCACTGATTGTGGGTTAATTTGTGTAAGATATGTATTCTGAATAACACCACTTAACGCATATTTACTTAGTGCTTCTGATGCGTTAATCTCATTATCTTGGTCCCCAAAAATTTTAGCAATTGGAACGTTGGTGTCAAAAACAGTATTTGTTGCATAGTTTTTACCAAGTGCGTATACGTTTTCAAACATAGCCTTTGCATTACCACGAACAAAAAGTCCAACAGATGAATTAATCAAATCTAGTGGATCATTGTCTGTTACTCTTGCAACAATTTTTTGATTAATGTATAGATAAAAGTCTCTTCTTGTTGGGCTAACATCTACATATTCTATTGCTAGGTCATATACTGTTGGATTTTCTTCTCCAGTTAGTCTGGATTGTCCCGCAAAATTTCCATCGTCAACAAGAACGTTTCCGTTTCCTCCCCAAAGCAAAACTGGAACTGCCTTTCTTTCAGAAAGATTTGAATTCTTTTTTACCTTATAGAACAAAATATTATTAAGAGATATAGCGGACTCTCCAGTTTCTGAGTCTTTGTTTAATAGCTCTTCAATATTAGATGCAGTCAGTGCAGCTAGCTCAAAGTAATAGCCATTATTGGTTTCTGGATTAACAAGATTGATTCCTGCAGAACCTCCACCAACGCTAATTGCTTTGCTTGGATCATAGGTTGGAACATTGAAATATGTCATACCACCAATAACTGTCTGTGCCCTATCGCCAGTAGCTTCAATCTTTCCAATAATTCTAAGTCTTGTACCATAGTGTTTATACGCCTTGTCTAGTTTTTTATGGACGTAAGAAACAAAGTCTCTAGAGACTGCTCCTGGTGCAAAGTCTGGTCCTGTAATCACTAGTGCAGAAGACTGAATGGTTGCAGCCGTTGTTGTTTTTAGAGATCCAACCTGTGTTTCAGTTGAGTATTTTGATGACAAGAAATTTCTAATAATTCCATTTCTTTGAGCTTTTTCTGCTACTGTTTTGCTTAGGCCTGCTATGCCAGTAATTGTTTGTGGAAATGTCTTATCTATCTCAGTGTTATAAATTAGAGAGCTATCCATCTCACATCCCTGGACATTGTCGTTAGAGGACCAGTATGGATCTAATCCAGCTGGGTGAGAAACTATAGGTGTTCCAAATTGTCCTCTACCGTGAGCCAAAACTGGGCCAGCCTTTAGTCTAACAGCATCTTCAACTATTTGACTTCCCTGAGAAACAGAGATACCACTAAATGTTTCATAGAACGGTTCTGCATAAATTCTAATTAAGCCAGTGGGATATATTTTTCCATTAAAAGGAATTTCAGAAAAATATTTTTGATATTCTAGATTGCTTGAAATCCAAACGTTTCCAGTTCCAGTCACGTTGTATTCAACAGCATCGTATTTGATAATTTCACCATTTGCGTAGAAAAATCCCTGGAATCTTGTAAGCCAATAAGCATTCTCGCCTACATCAAATATGTTATTAATAATTTGATTATTGATGGACACCTCTGGTACTGCTGTGGTTAGCGTTGTATTTAGTGGCACCGCAGAAAGCGCAAACCTTTCTTGCTTTTCGTCATTTGCACTAGTTGTTCTTTCAGAGCCAGACACTTCCCACAAAAGAGATGGATTGTAAATATAGCTTTTATCAACAAACATGCTTTGTGCTATTGTCCCACCAGTTCGTTTTATATATCTTGATGTATAGTTTATGGTTCCAGCATTGTAAACTTTTCTGTCTTTTGATGCAACGTCCTGAATGTTTGGTAGCTTGTTGCCATCCAAAGATCCATAAAGTGTTATGTCTGGTAAACGATCAACAGACTCATCCAATAGATATTCTTTTGTCATTACGACAAAGTTATTGTATTCATCAAAGAACATTGCTGACTGTGTTGCTCTTGCAAGCTCCCCAAGAATTTGTGCTACGCTTTGTTCTGGCGGAATAAAGAAATAGGGAATTACTGGATCTGCAATATCTTCTTTTCTTTTAAATACGTAATTTGAAAATCCAACTGAATCTAGCAGTAAACATACAGCCTGACTTAACGATGTTTCTGTTAACAAAATTCTGGGAGCTTTTAATGACTCTAAATGAAAATAAAAATCTCTTAGTGCTATAGACGTTTCACCAGTTTTTGGGTCTCTCTGTGGGAATGTTTCTGAGTAAAGCGTTTTTAATGGTACATAGTAGTTAGAATTGTTAACTTCTTTTATTACCTCAAAAAATATAAACTTAATATTCTTTTCCATGTACTTGGCAATGATGCTACCTGTTTCAGTTAAAAAGTCCCACTCGTTTAGTGAATTAAAAGACTGATCGTTATCGAATAGATTTATAGAACCAATGCCCGCCATAATTTGACCAACTGGAAGTGCTGATCCAGAAAGGTCTGCAGCAGACTTTGTTATGTCAAACTCAATTAAGCTGTTTGAAAGATTGGCTACAAGCCTTGGAGAAAGCTCAATTAGTTCTAGTGGAATATTTGGCAATGTCATAGTTTTTACAGAAAGCCTAATTCCTTTTAGCCACACAAATTCTCTGTATGTGCTTGAAGCCTCTCCAGCTTCTCTATAGCGTGATGGGTTTGTAAAGTCTGTAACAAAGTGAGTATTTTCATAAACTCCATTAGTTCCTATTTGCCACTTATATTCTGGGATAAATTCTTCATACTCTTCTCCATTAAAAATGTGAAGTGTTCCTCTATCTTCTTCAGATGCAGCCACAAGGTATGCCTGACCCAAAACGCTATCTGCTGGCAATACAGACACAGTCTTTCTGGTTCCCATTAGCCTAAAATTGTTTTGATACTGTACTGGAATTTCAAGTCCGTACTCAATACTTAAATGACCATCTGGTCCAAAAACTGGATCAATCTGGTTAGCCCTTAGTGCTGTTTCGTCAAACTGATAGGCAGTTACCCACTGATTATTCTCCGTCAAATACTCTATTGCAAAACTTCTTGGAGCAGTTTTATTTTCATCTCCAAAAAATGGATCCTCCAATAACGTACCGCCAGAAGTCTTAAAGGGCCCAAGATTTGTGTTGCCAATATTTGTTTGAATTTTTACAACAATTCTGTTTGCTGGAACTTGCTCCTTATAGGCAACAAATGGGTTTGTATCATCAATTGGATACCTTCCAGTTGCAGTGTTTTTTGAAATGCCTCTTTCAACATTAATTCCATTCTGAATATTACTTTCAGTTCTATAAGATCTCCAATATTTAAATTCGTCATCTTTTGTTGACATGTAGTATCTTGGTCTTAGATACATGTCTTTATTTTCAAATGGCAAATATTTATTGTTAAAATAAGAAAGTTTGTTGATTCCAGACCTTGGTCTAAAAGGCTTGATGCAATCTTCTAATGAATACAAAATCTTTTCTTTATCTTTTGGATACAGATAAACTTGTGGGGTAAGGTCATCATCTTCAAATCCTAGCTCTACCGCAACATCTGCATCTGTTGCTCCAGTATAGAATCCACCAGCATCATTGGGGTCAAAGGAATTGGGAAGTATGCTAAACTGTGTGCTATCTTCTCTATACCTGTAGTTACCAAGTTTTTGGATGTTACCAGGAATATTCATGTTCCATTCTGCGATGACTGCAGACTCTGATTTAATTGATAGAGAAGTTTCTAGGTGATTTTTTAGTTCATCATTTTGAAACATGCTAAACCTCTTCCAAGGTTACAGAAACATCCCACATATCAAAGTTATTTCCACCACGCTTTACAATTGAATAATTAAAATCAGAAATATACATTTGTAAAGCCTGTGAATATTCGCCTAGATGCTGCCTTGCTTCATTGTCATCTCCAAACTCTGAATACTTGTCGTACGATAGCAATACCCAAAATGGTCCAGTATGACCTTCATACCAGTCTAGCATTTCGCTACCACCAGCACCACCATCTGCAGTATATTGTTGTGACAGATGAGCATAGTATGGAGGATCTTCATCAGTGTCTTCTGGGGTAAGTATATCTGGCTTTGCTGTTGTTTGATTAAAATTTGGAATAATTTGAAAGCCTCTAGATGGAAGCATGTTCCAAGAAATGCTTATGCTTAGCTTGTCAGCAACATGGTAAGAACGCATAGTACCATTTGCCATTCTTTGTCTTTGCTCAATTCTTTCTGTAGATATGCTAATAGGATCCCTATTGTGATCAGACAAAATAATGAATTTATTGTTTAAGTTTGCATTTGTTATACCGCTCACATTTGAGCCAATTTCATAGCCAACTGGAATTAGCTTGCCATCTTGAGTTACGGTTGGCTCAACGTCAGCCCAGATTATGGCTTGTGGTCTTGACCACGGCTTTCTTTCAGAAATATATCCAGCAGTGACTGACATTATCTAACTACCTGTCCTCTTACCCTCTGAGATCCAACAGTCTGTAGCTTTCTCATAACTACATTTGCTATTTGATCTGGGGTAGCATTAGTACCCTCAACATTTACGTTCAAGCTATAATTATACACTGAATTATCTATTGCTGTCGAGGATTCTGTTGGACCAGAGGTTGCATAAGATATTCCTGATGTGCCAAGATTAGAATAGTTTTTCCCTGGCATATTGTAAACTGGCTTATTAAATCCTAAACCAGACAAATCAGACATTGACCCATTATTGATAGATTCTAGAAGTGGCTTAAATCTATTGGTTGCTCTTCTATTTATGACAAACTCTCCAGGAGTAAGCATAGCTGGAACTGTGTCACTTCCCATAGCCATGCCGCCAAAGGCAAAACGCTTAATCATTCCGCCACTAGCCCTCCTAGTGACGTTTATATTTCTAATAGTTCTAGCCAACAATTCCTGTTTTGCTTTTCCTGCAGCAGCATTTCTAGCAGCAGCGGCATTAAATGTATTTTTATTTTGTGTGTTAGCAGGAGAACCAAAATTTCCTCCAGAGCTAACCACTTCTTGCTCAATTCTATTTTTAGTTACGATAGTTGTATTTAGCTTGCCCCATTCTGCGACAATGCCTTGAACATTCTTTAAGGCCTTCTTAACCTCTCCATCATAGATTTCCGCTCTCGCCTTAGCTTGATCGATAGCAAGTTTTTGCTTTTCCCATTCTGCTCTAGTAAGGCCAGCAACTTTCTTAGACTCAATATTTTTATCTAGCTCGTCTTGAGCAATCTTGACCCTATCCCTTGCTTGCTGCAAAGCTCCAGTTTCAATAATAGCAATTTCTTTCTTTACTTGCTTAATCTTTTCTTCAACTTGTGCTCTGGTTAATCCATCTGGAGTTTTAAGCGAAGCAATCTGTGCTTCTCTTGCCAGCTGCAGCTGGTCTCCTTGAGCTTGCAATGCAGATGCAGCATTCTGAGCCCTTAGATCTTGAATCGCACTAGCAGCTCCTGCTACATCTCCTTGAGATAGGGCGTCAGCAATTGATAGTTGAGACTTTTGCTGTCTAAGAATATCATCATTAAGCCTCTTAGTCTGCTCCAAAGCCTTTACTTTATTATCGTATGCCTTATTTATCTCATCTTCTTTTTCGCTAATACCGTCAAGGTCTGCTGAATATTCTTGAAGCTGTCTGTTAAAAGATTCGATTTTGTCTTCTAAAGACTTTATTAGCTGGTTGTCTGCTCTAGTGGTTGCCTCAAAAGCTGCCCTAAGCACTTGCTCTTCTACAGAGAACAAATCAGCAACCTTATTGTATACATCCATAAAGGCTTCAGTTTTTCCTTGAACGGTTGTATTTTGCCACTTTCTTGTAGCTCTTTCGGCAGCCTCAATTCTTCTAACTAGCTCAGCCCACTGCCTACTTCCAGCTTTTACGCCAGCGTTCATAGCTGACAAAAGATCTGGGTTCTGTGCAAACTTAAATGCTTCAGCAGCTGATAGGCCCATCTTTCTAAGTTCTGCATATGCCCTAGATGTATTTAATACTTCTTGCCTTTGCTTTTTTAGATTTTCAATAGCATCTTGTATTGGACTTGAGCCTCCAGCAGTTCTTGTTGGATCCATGCCCTCGAACTTTGCAGTTAGCTTATCAAGCTCTTGTACCCCAGCAATCCACTCATTTAAACTTCCAGCAGCAAGAGCAGTTTTATATCCTTCTGTTAGTGCTGCGTCTCCAGCAATCTTGTACGCAAGTGCTGCATCTACTCCAGCGGCCTTGAGATCTTTATAGACACCAATCTTGTCTCTTATGGCGTTAGCTTCAGCAGCCTGCTCAGTAATAACGGCTCCAGCTTTAGTTTCAACATTAAGGTTTTGCTGAGCATTTGTTTGTAGTTTAATTGCATTGGTAAATGCGCCTGTGCTAACTTTTCCATCTGTTGCCATATCAATAAATTTTTGCATTTCTGCATTTGCGGGACCAACACCAGCTAATTGCAAAAGCAGCATCTTTTTATTAAGATCGTCAACACCCTTTATTCCATCTGCCAAATCTTTATTTTCTGGGAATATTTTATCAATTGCTGAATTAATTGCTGCATCCTGTGCACTTTCATCAACTTCTAACAAGGATAGCTTTAGCTCGTCAAATGACTTACGATATTCATCAATGGTAATCTTTTGTCCAGCAAGCTGTGTTGCAATTCCCTGCATTGATCCTGCGGCAACCGAACCAAGATCTTCAATTTCTTGCTGAGTTTGCTGAGTTACCTGTTTTGTCCCTGGAACATTAATTGTTGCAGACTGGAAGCCACCAGTAGTTGGAGCATTTGCTTGAGCCTTATTAATATTTTGAACTCTAGTTTTAATATCTCCAAGTAGCCTGTTAAAGTTTGATTCTGAAATGCCAACTGAGTTAAAGTCAAACTCTAGATCTGTTCTCTTGGATGCACGAATAATTCCAGCAATTGTTGCTGATACAACGTCTTCAGGTAATCCAGAAGATGATAGCCTAAATGCAAGAACACGCAATGCTTCATTTACAGAGCTTACTGCCCCAGACTTTGCTGCATCAATTTGAGTTTTAAATTGTTCTAGGAACTGTTCATTCTTTTCATTTTCTGCAGCGGCCTCAGTGCCCAGTTCTGCAGATCCACCAAATGCGGCAGTGTCAAATCCAGAGGTTGTTGTTACTGCAGTTTGAGATTGCTCTCCCAAGAACTTGATCTGATCAGCAGTGACTCCAATGATGTTGCCAAAAGCTTCCATCTTTCTTTTTTGTTCTTCATAAAGACTAATTACAAAAGGCATAGCAACAGCCAAAGCTGACAAACCAATTCCAACTGGGCCAAGGAATCTTAGTACAAACTTAAAACCATTAGCAATTCTAGTTAAGAATCCTCCACTTCCAAGAAGTGTTGAAACAGTACCGCCCATTCCCTGTGCAACAGTGGCTGCTCTAGAAGCTGCCATCTCACCAATCTTTGTCTTAGATAGTAAAGATGTAATTTCAATCAGAGCGAACATGGCTGAGGACAATCCAAAAATTGCTCCAGAAACAGCAGATATTTCTCCACCAAATACTGTCAAAATACCAGAAACTGCTGAGATTCCCAGTGAGGCCTTTGATAGCCTATCTGTAAATAGTTCTAGACCCTGTTTTGTTTTTCCAATAGGTCCATCTGATTGCATTAGTGGACCAATAAATCCCTGCTCTCCTGGACTTCTTAATGCCCTGCCATCTGAGCGAGCTCTCCTTGGACCTCTTGCTGTTTGTGTTCCAGCTGGCATGCTTGCTTGTGCAAGAGCTGCGGCAATTATTGGATCAGTCGTTGCTCTTCTAGGTCCTCTTGCAGTTCCTGTTGCGCCTGTAACAACAGCAGTTCCGATTTGTTGTCCTGCAGCCTTTGCGTCATCAGTAGACTGTCTAATTCCATCAATAGCTCCGATACCAATATTTTTACCAGCATTTTTTGCTTCTTTTGATGGAGATGCTTGCCTTGTTGATTCTTTAATTCCTTGGGAAGCATTTTGTGTTACTTTAATTCCAATAAATTCACCAGCTTTTTTAGCTGCATTCGTTGCTCTTGGATCATTAACAATTTCTTGCATTGATGACATTACGGGATCAAGAACATGGCCCATCTGCATGTCTTTGGCAGACCCTCCAGTTCTTCTTTCAAAGAATGCCCTGGAGCCACCTCGCATTCCAGCGGTATTGTAGGATCTTATGCCAGTTTGTCTAAAATCAAAAGCTCCCTTTCTTGCACGTTCTAGGTTAGTTCCACCTTCTCGTCTTGGCATTGTTGGGATTGTTCCAAAAAAGTCTTCATCAAGACCAAAAGTTTTTCTTACCACTCCACGATCAACATCAGACTTAATTTGATTTACTTGCTCTTCAACTGATCTTCCTGCTGACTGCCATGATTTTCTATATCTTTCATTAGAGTCTTTTATATCTGCAAAAGTTGTTTCAAACTCTGCATTAAGTTTTTCTGTAAATTGTGCTGTTAGTGATTCAAAGTCTTTGCCTATAGCGTCAAAAGAGCCAGCCTTAACCTGAGCCTGGCTAGGAGTAATTCCTCTAGCTTCGCCAATTCTCATTGCTAAAGGTGCTAGAATCTGCTCAAAGCTTTCGGTCATTCCAGCTTTTTTGGCCATATTTTCAGATCCAGGCTGTAGTCTTAGCCCAAACTCTGCAAACATTCTTACTAGTTTGTCGTTACCACCAACAAGTCCACCATTTTGGAATCCAGGGATCTTTCCGCTGTTAATTGCCTCTAATAGTGGCAAGAAAACCTTTGCCTGATCTTTTTTAATTACAAACTCACCTGGTGTTAGCATTGCTGGAACGGTGTCTCTATTACCAGAACCACCTACAAATCCTCCAGATGCAAACTTTTGAGTTCCAGGCCCAAACTTTCCAGATAGCATCATGCCTGGGTTGAGGGACGCAAACCTTGCTCCAGCAGCCACAGCTTGGCTGTATGCGTCACGAAGCTTGTCTACTGCAATCTTCTCAGCTGTAAAACGCTGTATAAGGTTTGAGTGAGCCTGGTCTAGTGATGCTGCTGCTGCAGCTGCTTCCATTTGCTCAGTAGTCATGTACTGAGTTTCATCCCCAATGCCCTGAGCTTGACCAGTAATTTTTAGGTATCCAAGACGAACGGTAGCAAAGAATTTAATCATGTTAGCAATACCATTATTAATCAAACCAAATGTCATCAGGGCAACTGGACCCAGACCACCAATAACTGTTATTGCAGTACCTATACCTTTTTGTACTGCATCTGGAAGATTATTAAATGCCTTTAGAAGGTTTGTTCCAAACTCAACAAATGGTGTTGCAATTTGAACAAACAGTTCTCCAATAGGAGCAAGTGCAACCTTAAGGCCTTCTACTGCCTTTCTAAATTTATTCATTGAGGAAGCAGCCTGAACACCCAACTCACTCTCAGAAAGATCAGCTAGGTCTTGAGCGCTTGTTCCCGCTAGCTCTAAAACCCTTTGTGCCTGAGTTCCTTCTCTTGTTATGTTATCAAACAGTGCAGATATACGTGCAAACTGGAACTTTCCAAATAGCTGTTCAATAGCTTGAGCTCTTCTTAGTGGATCTAGCTTGTCAAGTGCTTGTGCAAATGAGAATACAATTCCTGCTATATCCCCCTGATTTGCAGAAATAATTCCTTTAATATTAATTCCAACACCAGCAAGCATTTGAGCTGCTTTTTCAGTTGGGTTAATCAATGATGCGAGACCTGACTTTAGAGCGTTAGCACCTTGAGCTGCGTTAATGCCGCCCTCTTTCATGGCTGCTAGGAAAAAAGCAAGATCTCTTACGTCTCCGCCAAGCTGCTGAATTACTGGAGCAACCCTTGGAACTGCCTCTGTAATATCTGAAAGAGCAACGACTGTTTGGTTTTCAACAGCGTTCAAAAAGTCAATTTCGCCAGCTAGGCTTGCAGATGATAACTGGAATGCGTTCTGCAATGAAATTGTCGTTTCAAGAGCTTTCTGCATATCCAATTGACCCAATACAGATAGCTTTAGTGCTGCTGCTGTTTGGTTCTGAAGATCTAGCCCAGCAAAACCTGCAGCAGCTGCATCTGCAGCGATGTCTAACGACTCTGCAACAGAAATACCATAAGCAGTAAACGCCTCTCCAAGCTGAACAATATCTTTAAGGGCTTGCTCTCTTTCAGCTGCTGGAGTAAACAAATCTCCATATACTTTTCTAAACTTTAGAGCAGCTTGCTCCATGTCAAAGAATACACGACCTGCAGTCATACCAAGGGTAGCCAAGGGGAGAGTAAAACCAACCATAAGCTGGCGACCAGCCCACTGGGTATTCTTACCAAAGTTTAGAAGATTGGTCGATCCTTGCTTTATAAGCTGATTAAAGATAACCTGTTTTTGGGCAGCAATTGCAGTCTGAGTTCCCAGGTCTTTCATATCAAGAACTGTTGGTCTAACAGCAATTGCCTGCATAGCACCAGAGGCATCACGCCCCATCTTGATGTATTGGGTTTGAAGAGTTTTTACTCTTTCAATTGCAGTCTTTTCAATAGTGCTAAATTCAGCTGCAAAGTTTTTACCAAATGTTTTTGTTGCACCTGCGGCAAATCTAAAATACTCCCTGATTGAAAACTTGTTTTTCTCAAGTGAGTTTGTAAAAGATTCGGCTGTTGTGCGTACAGTTTTTAGTTCTGCAGAAAACCCCTGAATAGCGTTTATACTATTCAGGAAGTTTCTCTGTAGATCCCGCTGTGCTGTTGCAGCAGTAGCGCTAGACTTTGCTACTGACTGGTGAAACTGTGAAATCTGTTTCTGAAGGGATTTAAGCTGGTTTAATGCCTGTGTAGTTTCAATTCCTACATTAATATTGGCATTAAGATCAGCCATCTAGTTCACCTTTTTCTCAGATATTATTCAGATGACCCGCCAAGAACGGTACCAGACGCTGCTTCAACAATTTTGTAAACTGTTGGCAAATCCAAAAGATCTTCTAGTCTTGCTGGGTCTGCCGCTAGTTCAGGCTTGTACTGCTTCATAGCGATTGCTACACATTCTAGCAAAAGGTTCATTGACTTTTCGTTGTCCTCTGCTACTGAAGCTACCCCTTCAAATTTTTTCATAAATGGCTTAAGAAGTGAAATTTTTAGTGGACGTACCTCAATTGTTGTTCCGTCAATTAGTGTTAGTGTTTCAGGTGTGTATGTTGTTGTTGCCATTATTTCTCCTTGTTCTACCCGTAATTAGGTTATAAATAATTATATCACAAAGCTAGTTATTTTTGAGTACTGTTGGATCTCTAAGGTCTTCATACGAAAGCCCCATTCCAATTCCAAATCCAGCCTGTTTTGCTGCAATTCCCTGCAAAGCAAGAATATCTTTTGCATCAGTGGCCCTACCACCTGAGGCCACCCTAGCCTTAAGGTTTTCCCATTCTTGCTGACCCTTAACCTTGCCATCATCTTTGCCAACCTGCTCATCTAGGTTAATGCCCTGTATAGCTGCTAGAAACTTTTTTTCTTCATAGTCAAGCTCTCTTGTAATTGATAAGATTTGCATTAACTCTTCTATAGATATAGAGGACTCTAACTCGTCAAAATTCTTCCAGATTCCCAGCAAAAATACCTCAGTTTCAAGCTTAGCCAGATCTAGGTTTTCCCAGGTTGTAGGCTTGTCATTTTCCTTAGTGTCGTCTTCAGCAATTTCTTCTTTTTGTTTTTTAAGATTTAGCCCTGATGAATAGTTCAATAAATCATATAGGGTTTCTAGGTCAAAGCTATCTTCAATGTCTAATGGGGAGGCAAAGTGTTTTGGCATATATTGCTTCATGGCTATAAACGCACATTCAGCCAAAACGGCAAAGGTTTCTTCCTCTGTTCTGGACTCTTCAATTTTTGAAAAGGCATTCATTAATTCTTTTAAGTATTTTATTTTTAGTGGAATAACTTCAATTTCTAGGCCATCCACTGTGACAATTTTGTTTGTTTTGTATATCTCTGTAGGCATTGTTTAATTTTACCACAAAACGACAAAACCCACCACAATTAAGTGATGGGCTTGTCTTTTAGCTTTACAGACTATGATGCAGGAGTAATCGTACGGTCGACGATTCTTCCATATGTTCCCTGACTGTCGTCTGGAAGCAAACGGAATGAAACCTCAAACATAGAAGCCTCATCACGCTTTGCAGATACAGTAACGTTTTCAATTGAAAGTGCACGGTATGCTACGTAGACACGCTCTATTAGAGAGCCTTCTGCACAGTCTCCTGTTCCTGGTCCAACAGCTACCAAGCCACGCTCAACTGGACATTCTCCAAGCTCTCCAGCAGAAAGGTTTAGAGACCTTCCATCTGATGTGCCCTTGTCTCCAGTAAGCTGGTTGTCACCGTAAGCCAAAGCAACAAGAAGGTTCTCAAGTGTTGCTTCAGCAAAAGCTGTAACAAGATTAACCTGCATTCCCTGCTTAAATAGCTTTGCTACGTCAAGTAGCTGGTCAACCTGAACTTCTCCGAAATCTGGCTGGAACTGTAGTTCTAGACCGTTCATTGTGTAACCAATGTTACGGAATCCATCTGCGCTGGTGTAGTTGTTTGCCTCGTTAGCTCCGTCCTGCAGGGTCTCACGATAAGACTCTGAAGCAACAAAGTCCAACTCCGTGTCAGGAGAAAGAACTGTGTCAGCTACGAAAAACGATGCTGCACCCACGATGATGTTATTAGAATTTCCACGTGTATATGCCATATTTTCACCTCTTTCCTAAATGGTATATTAAGTTATAATGGCGATTGTTTCCTCACGAATAAGTATACCAGTGTTTTTATTTATTTAAATGTTGAGCCATTTAGGGCGTGATAGTCGTATTCTATAATGACTTTGGATGCCCATTCGCTCATATTTACTGAATTAAGCTCTAGAATATCCCTTGTTTCGTCTATCTGATATACCTTAATATTGTGGAAAAAGACGTTAGACGTAACTACCTGGCCATTTAGAGAAATTGGGTTATCTCTAGACCAATCGTTAATCTCTTGAGCTGCTGCGTCTTCCCTGTCAAGTAGTTGTGAAATAATTATATTAATATTTTGTACTGACTGTACGCTTCCATATATTGTGTAAATTAGCTGTTCTCTTTTTACTGCATAAAATGGGCTAGTCCTAAATCTTATTAGTCTGTCATAGGTAATCATTGTTGGCTGTGCTAGCCCAGTATTAGATACTAGCTGCTGATAAATTTCTTCACGCCCAGTCGTAGTTGGAGCAAAAAACGGTACAATTGTTTGATCTGGGCCTATTCCAACCTTTGTTGGTCCATATTCCGTTCCAAGCTTATCAAATAGGTATGCGTTAATCCAGTGAGGTGGAAATGGAATTTGCTCTATGTTAATTGTCATTCAAGACCTACCTTTGCGTTTGCAATCCAAGTAAAGCCAGTTTTAACTCCAAGAGATCTTCCAGCCTTAGCTCCTGCTGCAAAATTCTTTTTGTAAATAACAGGATTTGAAATATAATTATTTAGTCCAGAAGATCTTAAAAATGCTTGAGTAAAATAGTTTTGGAAAAACATATCAAATGTTCTTTGGTACGCACCCTGAACTTCTGTTCCTCCAGGATTGTTTATATTAATCTGCTTCTTTGTAAAAACAGTTTGTCCACCATCTTCAAACACAAGAGCAGAGGCTTTTTTCGGTTTGATGGTAACTGGAACTCCAGCCTCCATAATTCTTGCTTTGTCATAAAACGGTCTGTTGCTATCTTTTGATATAGATGTTGACTGTCTAAATGTTGACTTTACTGATAGCCCCAAGTTGCTAACGGTATATGTTAAATCAAAAAGTCTTGCTGCTGGTGAGCCAGTCTGATACCACTCATAAACGTGGTGCAAAGCATAAGAGTCTGATCTCGCCATTGCGTCTATGTATTTGTTTAAAACTTCAATAACACTTTCACCTAAGTTATCTAAAAATATTTTCTTGCCAGATTTTGCACCATCAAGGAATCCAGTAGAATACTTAACAATGTTAGTAAGCTGCTTTTCTAGTGCTGTAGCGTTCATGGTTACTCTCATTAATTATCTACCGCCTGGTTTTCGGTTTTTCTCCAAACCATCTTGTAGTATTCTACGTTTCCAAATGGGCCAATAAATGGCTCTATTGTGGCAACCTCGTAGACTGTACCCCTTCCTGACCTAGGTCCAGAAGTTTCCTTATAAAGTAATTCTCCAAATGGAGAGCGAATATTAGTAATTAGGATGTTTGTGCTAGATTGCTTTGACTCTCTTGAGCTAATTCTTAAGTCTGTCCTAGTTCTTGCTACCAGCTTATTTTCATATTGAACAAAAACTTCTGGCTTTATATCTTCCTGACCAGCTCCGCCAACACCGTTAGCATTGCAGGCTATGGTACGATCGAACACCCATTCTTTTTTTATTTCTCCATAAGTTCCCTGATTAATTATTGGGTAATAAATATCAGCAAGCATTGGATACATGAAGTCTGAAGTGTCTTCGCAGCATTGCATTATAGTATTCCTGGCCTCTTTACGTCTGTAACATATTTGTCCAAAATTTTGTCAACAAGAATATTCCCTGTACCCTGCAAGGCTGTAGGGTCAATTTTAATCTTAAACTGATCTGTTGAATAATCTGTTATATATCTCTTAAAGTATTCTAGCTTGCCACAAGCAATATCATTTATTAACATTTTGGTGGCATCCTGAATGTCATAAGGCACAACATTATATCCAACCTCTAGGTGGAAGATGTAGTCTGCCCCCCTATTAAAAAGAACTCCAGACTTTAGTGCAAGTGTATTTCCACTATCTGAAGTGTCAAACATACTTATTGAATCAGATGCTGCCATATCAACACCTACAGGAGCTGATTCAGCACGATTAAAGTCTAGGATTGCATATGTAGGATCTTTGGTTATTGCGGTCTTGTCTTTAGTAATTACGTAATTCCATTCACCAAGTGCTGGGACCTCTAAAGATGAATCATATGCTAGTTCTGAGTTTTCGTATGCCTTCAAAATTTTATAGGTTTTGTCCCATAGAGATATGTAATCTGTTCCCTGACCAGTAGTTTCTAACCACTTGGTTTTGAAGTAAAAACCTCCAGTGATTGAATCAATAATAGCTCTAGCAAGCCTTTCGTTGTATGTTGCTGTAGCTATTTCAGAGGCTGTAGTTCCTAGAGTATTTGGGTCTACGTATGGCCTCTCTACTGTAATGTTGTCTTGAACAACTATGTCTCCATCAGTTGTAACCTCAAGCTCATAGGTTTCGTCATACCTTCTAAAGTCGTACTCTACTGAGTCTTCTCCGTAAGTACCTATCCAAGCAACAGAAAGTATTCCGCTGTTATTTGAGGTTACGGTTTCTTCATATACGACATCAAAGTCGCCATCTCTAATAACTACTTCATATTCAGTAGATGGCTCTAGGGTATAGCTAACAAAGCTATTGTATGGGGGTTGCCTAAGTACGATCACTATTTGCTCCTAAGATAAACGCTGGCTACTTCTTCTGGCGTTGCTATGCGAACTGCTTGATGAGTAGTCCAAAAATCTGATGCCTCTTTGGTTACAATGTTGTAACCTATTTTTAATTCACCAATTCCATATTTAAATAAGTTCTTAGATGAATATACGGCAACTTTTTCTTGGTCTTTATCTCTTTTTTCAATAGTCCTAGCCATAATTTTCTCCAAACTAATTATATCAGAATATAACAAAAGAGGGCAGACTTTCGTCTGCCCCCTGATGTGTTAATCAGTTTTAGGAATCTGACGCAGCATCTGCATAAGCAACTGCATCAAGCTCTTCCCACTGAAGGCCAAAGCGTACAAATACTGTGTACTCAATTGTGTCCTTCTTTGGAACGTACTGACGGTTTACGGTGATATCTCTCTGGAATCCCCATACACGGTTCTGAGGGAATGTAAGGTCTACATAACCTGCAGGGTAGTAAGGAACTTCCTGAACTTCGATACCTAGAACACGAGTTGTACGTGCTCCACCGAATGTCTGTGCAGCACCGTCAAGGTATGCCTGACGGTTACGCTCAGTGCCTGGACCACGGTCTACGAAAGCCTCAGCAATTGCATCAGCTAGTGTACCGTTGTTCTTGACGATTCCCTGGAATGCGTCTGTACCAGCATAGAACTTTAGGTTGTTCTTGATAGCACGGTACTTACGTGGCATTGCAAGAATAATGTCCTGCAGTACGTTTGTAGTCCATGCGTTGTCTGATACTGTCACGAGAGCCTCGTGTGCATCTCCATCTGTAGTTGCCTTGTGAACAAAGCCCTCCATAATGGAAAGGAATGCGCCAGTAGTACCGTCACCGTTAATAGCTAGATCCTCAATGTCATTCGCAAAAGCGTTTGTCATTAGACGAACTAGGTGATCCTCAAGAGCACCACCTTCAATATTGTCTTCTAGTGCCTCAGTTGATACTTCCCAGTCCAGACGAATCTTCTTGGTAGTAAGCTCAACCTTTGTAAATGTGGCACCTGCGTTTGTGAAGGTTGGGTCAGCCTGTGCAGCAGCACGGATAACACGCTCTCCAACGTTAACCTTCTCAAGCTCAATGGTGTTAGCTCTCATTGTAACTCTGCGTCCATCCTTTGCAAGGACTGTAGCGTCCCAAACATAGTCAATGAATCGACGAGCCTGCTCTGGAGCTAGGATACCACCAGGAGTACCTGTTGGATTAACGGCATTTGGACCAGTAGTCACACCCCAAGTAGGAGTAGCCAAGTTTCCTAGGCTAGCTGCTGGAGATAGGTTACCAAGTGGGCCTCTTGCGGTTGCGTCACCAACAGCACCAGATACGAATGATCCGTCACCGTTGATTTCTGCATTACCCTCAGCGCTTGCACCTGGGTAATTTTTAATTAGTTCTTGTTCCGACATATATTTCACCTCCTAGTGATATTATTTAAATAAGTCGTTATTAGTGAGGAAACGACCTCCCCATAGGGATTTTTGAACCTTAACTTCAGGTTCCTGTACGATCTCGCCTAGATCGCCAGATTTACGGAAAGCAGTGTCAGCCACTACAGCGTCTACTCTCTTTCCAAACTCATCAAATACAGCCTGACTAGCAGTTACGTCGTTCTTAACTGCTTCGATAGACTTACTTAGTTCTGAAATTTGTGCAGCTTGTGCCTTTACAATTTCAGATAGATCGCTAAAGGCTTTTGTAACGGTAGCTGTTAGATCTGCAACTGCAGACTCGACAACATCGTTTGACTTAGCTACCTCAGTGTCATCAACCTTCTTGTCCTCTGAGTCCATTGACTTTGACTTGTTCATCTCATCTTCGTCATCTTCTTCATCGTCCATAGAGTCCATAGACTTAGACTTATTCATTTCGTCCTCGTCCTTCTTCTCTTTGTCTTTCATATCTTCGTCATAAGACTTTTCTACTTCGACATCTGTTGCTTCTACTGCGGCGTCAGCCTCTGGAGCGACCTGTGTTTCTTCAACAGCAGCCTCTGCTGCTACAGCTTCTGCTGCAACCTCAACTGCTTCATTTGTTGCTTCATCCATAGGACTTACCTCCTTGTTAATCTCAATTGTATTAATGCCTTTAGCACTATCAACTAAGAACTTTATTACATCAGAATTGTCTGCATCTGTTTTTTCAACAAATCCAATATTCTGCATTGTCTTACCAGATGTTGGGCTCACTGCTGAGTCTGAATCTGATAACAAAACTATGTCGTTCTCTGAATCCCAGAAAACATTTTCGATCTCTGTCTTTGCAAGGTATCCATCAAGAACGTTGTCTCCGTTTGCATTCTTCTCAATAGAAAAAATGTTTGCAAACTGGTTTGCTGGATTATCTACTAGAGAAAGTTCGTGAAGCTCATACTCTTTGATAATACGGACTGCTTTGTCCATACCCTCGTCATACTGGTCGTCAAACTTCTTAATGTTGCCACCAATAGAAAATCCTGAGTAAGTTCCATCTAGAACTTTTTCCCAGGCATCCTGTGCTCCCTTAGAAACATACGCAGAGACATAAACACCAGAATAGAACTTCTTTGTGTTAGGATCAAAGTATCTATCCTCTTTGAATGATACTACTTTTCCAACAGCAGATGGCTGGTGCATTTCACGTAGGTTGCCACGGAAACTCTTAAAGGCATTTAGGCTAGCAGATGTGTCAACGACATCCCCCTGCTTGTCTACGTTGTCTAGGGTAGCAAAACCAGAAACGATTCTTCGTTCCTTATCAACTTTTCCAATTGGCATTGACAGGCGAACGTTGTCGCCCTCAGTCACCCAATGTGCCTTGTTAATATTCATGTCCCTCTAATTATAGCAAACATTTTATCATTTTGATAACATTTTGTCAATTATCAAAATTATTCGCTAGATCGTCCTTCTCCTTGCGGATTTCTTCCAGCAACAGTAGCTGGGCTGTCGGACGAGTTATTTGTCCTCTCAGCATCCCTGCTTCTGTTCTGTCTAGTATTTGCTGCTGCGTCAGCTGCCTGACGAGAGTTGAGCTCCATAGGAACATCCCCATCCTTACGCTGTGGCAGGTCAAGAAGTTCACGTGCTTCGTTAGGCACCATAATCTTATTACGAACGTATCGCTCAAGAATCTGTGATTGTGCAATTTCATCCGTCAGAGTCAGCTCATTGAACTTAAGCTCTAGAATGTCAGTCTTTTCCTTGATGATCTTGTTAACAATCTTTTCAAGGTGGTTCTGTGCTGGTCTTGAAACCTGCTCTTTAAATGTGCGGTCCTGAGACATAGCTGCAGCAATTCCAGAATCAGTTCCTCCAAGCTTAGAGATTGGAACCTGGTGTGCAATAAGAATGTCATCCCTATTTTGCTTGCGGTACTCTTTAAAGGATCCCTCTTGAATACCGTTTTCAATTGGCTCCATATTAAACTCAACCTTGTTGCCATCTGAATCTCCAGGCAACGGAATGTATAGGGTTCTGTGCGACTGAGACTTTAGACCAGTTTGTAGGAATCTAAACATCTTGTCTTCTGCATCAGCTGACAGCTTTGCACCCTTAAGAGTAATGATGTAGCGTGGCACGGCCTTGTTCTGGAAATAGTCAATGTTGTACTGTGCAGCTAGTGAGTCTCCAATAAGAGAACTTACTGCAGAAAGAATGTCAGGAATTCCATAGAAAGTATTTAGTGGAGAATAAGACTTGTAGTGAATAAGCTCGTTTGGTCTTGGGTCTCCAGTTACTGGGTTTGGATTTTTTGCACCAAAGTTTCTAAAGTATACAACCTTGTTTCCAATAATCTGAAGGTAGCCATCACGAAGCCTGCGAACACGAACGGTGGTTGCTGGAACATGTCCAACATAACCAATCTGTCCTAGAGCAGTTCTTCCAATTTCAAGATAGCCATTACCAGTTGACTCAAAGTCAACAAGCATTTTCTTAATTGTGGTTGTAAATGAGTCATCGTCATTTAGTGACTCTAGCCAATCACGTAGCTCAAGCTTCATTCTTTCAATGCGCTTTCTTGCTTTGTCAACTGCTGAACTGTCTTCCCTGCTTTCTAGGGAAAGTGTGGTCTTGTCAGTTACGTGGAAAGCATATCCCAATCCAGCAATATTTGCTACCTTTGCATCAATAGCTGCGTGGTTTGCAAATGATGTGTCATAGTAGTTTGCCAATTCATAAAGATTGTATGGAGGTGTGATTACATCGAAAAGTCCGTATCCATTTCTATAAACAGAACCAGGATTAATCTGCTTGCTCTCAGCACCGTCAACACCTGTGCTTCTTGCTGAAGCTGATGAAAGATAGGACTCAGAGCTTGGGATAACATTGTTTGGAACTGAGTAGTCGTACTGAGCCTTAATTAGTCTGTCAGTTCTACGCTTAAAGTTCTTTTCTATACCAGCATAATTTTTTAGCTGATCCCAGCTTTTATTAAAAGGATCCTGCTCTTTAAACTGGTTTCTTTCCTCATCCTGAGTATTCAGGGATGCGTTAATGTAATACTGGTTTTCGTCCATTAGTCAACTTCCAATGCTTCTTGTCCATAAGTATCTACAGTCTTCTGTGCGTCTGCCCAAGCGCCATAGTCAGTCATTGATGGGATGTATCCCTGCTTCATTCTGTCTACTTGCTCTGAATGTGTTTCATCAGATACCCTTGTGAGTCCTGGAACAAACTTGGCCTCTCCATCACCAGAATCGCCATAATACTTTGCAGCTGAAAAAAGCTCTGCTATTTTTGAAAGGTCACCCTTCATCGAGGGGATATTAAGAACGCTGCCTTCGCCATCTGTGAAGTACTTTCCGTCTGCTTTTTTGTAAACATATAGGCCCCATTCAACGTCTGTCTCTATTACTTGCCTGCGGACGTTGCCAACTTTTGATAAAATATCATAATCCATAACCATTAGTATACCATACTAGGCTGGTACTTTAATAGTGTTTGACCAAGAAATATCTTTATATACGGTAAACTTTTCTGGATTAACCAAAATTCCAGAGGATTCATCATCAATAACAATCCTATTGGATCCTGTGTACTTTTCATAAATAGTCTTAGGATCAATATTAAATGTTCTGCTTTGACTAATAATCTTAACATTTTGCCAAGTGTATGGCGGAACTGTGTCTTCATCAACAACAAGGTCAGTTTGTAGGTCTATCCACTTACCTGACTTAGCCACTCCACCAGACACATAAGATCCAGTTGCGGTACTATTAATTGTAAAGGTATCATCAGTTGCTGAAACCACAACAGCATTAGCAATATTGTATTGCGATGGAACTACGTCAGTAATTGTTATAACTTCCCCTGGCTCAAACGTATTGGTAGTCGTGTATGTGACCTGAGTTCCTGTAGATGTAACGTTTGTCACACCACCAACATGTAGAGATAGCATGTCTACCCAACTTCTTGTTTCAAGAGTCTCATCCTTTTCAATATTGGTAGCAAGGTTGTAAGATATGTTATTGTATGTTAATGGACCATTAAGGCTTAATCTACCAGTTCTGTTACTAAAGTCTAGCAAATCAGGGAATTCAATTCCAATAACTGACCATTCTTCGTTGTATATAAATATCTTATTTACAGATTGTCCGTTTACGTAGTATTCAAGGTTGTACAGAATTTCTGATGACTCTCTGTCTACCCCAAAAATAAAGCCACGCTGTGTTGAGGAATCTGACTGAATGTAGAAATCAAAAATTCCGTCATTGTGGTCTATTGAAAAAATCATAATTGGGTCTGCTGGAAATTCTGCCTCTGAGAATCTAACCCAAAGCTGTAAAGAGCTAACCTCTGTATCGTTTGCCTCTGGCAAGTTAATTGGAATTGCTAGTCCACGATCTGTAACATTGCTAAATTCTCCACGAATCTTCCATCCAGATTGTCTATTTAGATGTAGGTATGGTGTGCTCTTTTTGTATGTAGCAATTGGGTTCTTTGCCTTTAGGTCATAGTACAGTCCAGATCTTGAATAGTAGTAAACTGGAATTCCAAATCTAGACCCAACAGGAGTAAAGTCAGTTCTTTCCAAAACGTGTGATGCCAGCTGAAGCTCTCTTAGGTTAATTGGGTGATGAAGAATTCCGTCTGACTTAAAGTCAAGGTGATAAACAATTGCATAGTCCTCAAAGTTAATTGGCCTATTGTTTTGAGTTTTGGTTGGTGGATAGATTATCGTTCCAGTTGTTACCTCAAATGCTGTGTCTTCCCAATTTAAATCTATGGCTGCAGGATCGACTAAACCAGAGGTTAGCGGTCTGTAATAGTTTTCAAAGTCTAGAAGGCTATTGTTTGCCCCATTAGCAATAGACTGGAAAGAAACGTAGCTCCTCAAAACGCTAGAGTCTGTCTGGAAGAAGTTTGTCCTGACAACATTGTCTGACATATCTTCATAGTCTTGCCATCCAGTATAAAATTCATTGTTAAGATCTTCATAAGTTAGAATTGTTGGTACTGAATATTCAATTTGCAAATCACTGTATAGCCACGGAGTTACTTCCTCTACCGCCAAGCTTGCGGGAGGTTCAGGGAATTGCTGATTAAACTGAATAGAGTCTAGTTCAAAATTAGTGTTTCCATCGTAATCAATGATTGCCTTTCCAAAATAGGAAAGCGGCATGTAGTCTTCCCAGTATCCAGCAACAGCAATATCAGCAAAGAATATGCCATACTTGTCAATCGCAGTTAGGGTATAGTTTGCTGTGTGATTATAAACAATGTTTGTGTCAGCTATATCAATAGTTCCATTTGAGTCAAATGCTGAAAAAATCTTTCTACTATTAAATGCTGCGTCAAAACCAACCTTATAGATTCTTCCATTAAATTTTGTTGTGCCATCTCCTGCTACATAAACATCTAGCATTGATGAGTCACTAAAGAACCTATTTATTTGAGTACTTCTGTTTGCTATAAAAGTTGGAATATTTATTCCTACCGCAAATTTTTCGTTTTCCTCAATTGTTTTGTTTACAATGCTAGCTGTATTGCCAGAAATGTTTATGCTGTAGTTTACAGTGGTTTCGTCTAGGGATATTAAGAAAAAGTCTTTTGTTATTTTATTTGTTATCTTAATTAGTGGCTTGTTTTCTTCTGTACCGTCAGTTTTAAAAACGCCATAAAACGACTGGACTGGATCATTCAGCATTCCAAGTTTGTCAAAGTAGATAAAGTCTGTATCTGAATCCCAATCCTCATTTGGACTTAAAGTTAAGTATTTTCTTAGTGCAACATCATCTGGATCAAGAGTGTCTGGCTCTATTGCCTGTATGTCATCATATAGCTCTTTAGTTGTTCTAGAGCCTATCTCAAAACTTGGTAGCTGATAGTCTGGCAGTCTTAAGGTTTTTGACTCTGCCTCTACGTTGCTAAAGAATGCCTGTTTCCAGTTAGCAAAGTCAGGGTAGTTATAGTTAGAGGCATAGTTAGCAAATGCATAGTCATTAAATGCAGTAATAGAGTTAATTGATGAGTTTGTTTGTTCTGGAGAAGCAACAGCTTGTCCCCAAACCCAACGCCTCTTTGTTACCTCTGTTGGAATACCATAAGAGTAAATAGAGAAAGTATCAATATCAACTGGGTCAACATCTTCGTATGCATAGAATCCAACCCAGTCTTGATTTTTACCATTTATAACTTCTGCTGGTAGCTCTAGAGTTTCTTGATCAATTTCAAAGTTAATAACTTCTTCACCATTAAGAATCACAGTCATAGAACTTTTTAGTTCTCTAATGTGTACAAGCATTGGCCTAAACCATTCTCCAACAAAGTGTGAGCCTATAAAGTCTCCAACCTTAAAAGTTAAATATGCCCCATCTGCGTATAGACCATCAGAGCTGCCAATTGGTCCAAATATTTTTCTTGGCACTGAAGATGATGAATTTATTCTTATCCACATCTCAATTGTATAGTCGTTATATCTTCCACGTTCATTTAAGAATCCATATCCTGGAAAAATCAGAGATGGGTAATTGTTGCTGTTATAAACATTTGGTGTAATCTTAGTAACATAAGATGATCCAAATACAAGCGGCACTCCAAAGTTTTTGGCAAATAGTTCATATCCCTGTCCAAGATAATAAGCTACATCGCCAGATGCCCCATATGGAAAAGCTGGGATTGCCTTCATAATGCTTGGCAGGTTTATATTTCCTGGTAGTGGATCTGTTGTAATTCCATAAGAAACTTTGTTAAAGTCTTCTGACCACTGTCCAAGAGATAGACCATTTATAAATACTGTATAGTCTCCAGCAATACCGCCCTGACGCACATTAATCTTAATAATTAGTCTTACGTCATCTGCCTCAGCTGGTGGTAGGTCAAAGGTTCCTGAGAAAAATCTCCAAGTGTCTCTATCAACTTGATTAACTAAAAATGTTTCTGTTACTTCAACATCCTCTGTTGTTTCTGTGTCAGTATACTTGTAGCCAAGAGTTACAGAATTTGCAAGGGCAGTGTCAAAGTAAACATAAAACCCAATATTAAAGTTATAGAGACTTTCAACCAAGTTTTCAGATAGATTATAAACGCTTGTAGCAATAATGTCTTGTGTTTCTGTGGGTGGTACTGCACCAATAATTCTTGATACCGCTGAATCTGGGAAGGGGGCATTAAAGGAACCTTCTGGCTCTAGAGTAGCTTCTGCGTTAGTTAGCTCCCAGGTATCAAATAAATGAAACTGTCGTTCTTCTTCTGTGATTTGAGATATGTAGTCAACTTTTTCGTTCAATGTCCACAAAGCTAGAGGGTGTTCAGAAATAGCTTTTTCAACATATAAATTAGACAGGGTAGTGTTGGTTGACATTATTCTCCTACCTTATTTTATCATACTAATAAGAAAAACCCTGCCAAATTAATGACAGGGCATTCTTAGAGTTTGTCTATGCTGGTGGAAGCTTAGACAGCTCATCTTGATGAACCTTAATGGCTGACTCAAGAATTTCTATTGACTTTTTAATGCCTTCTACTTGCTCCTCTGTACCCACAGATTCTGCGGTCTTTAGATTAAGACTATACTGATAAGCCTCTGAAGCAAACTGCTGAATGCGACCTTCTAGCAATCCCTTTTTTTGCTCTGTTGTTAATAGTGATGCGTAATCCATGACTCCTCTTTTCTCTTGTTTTTAAATTATAGAAAACTTTGTCATTGTTTCCAAACATCAACATTTGGAAGCTTTACAAAGTCTGTTTTCCTTATTTTATCAAAAATTTTGTTTAAGTCTATAGACAGCTCATTTTCTAATGAAAGCCTTATTGGATCTATTTCATATTGTTTAAAAATCCTGTTAAGATTTTCATGATACTTATTGTAAATACTTATTAATTCATTTTTTGACACATATCCTTTTGCATAGTCTATGTCAAGATATTGATCAAAAAGTAAAGCTGCCCAATAGTTGGGCCAAAGATTTACCATTTTTTTTTCAATTTCCATACTTGTAATAACAGATTCAGCCCAAGATTCTGGACTTCTTTTTATCAGCACGTATGTAGCGCCTCTATTATTTTTAATAATTTCGTCTAAAAATAAACATACTGGCGTATCGCTAATAGATTCAAAGTCTTTGATAATTTCCAAATATTTATTTGCCGCTGTTTGGCGGTCAAGATTTTGCAATTCTTTGTTTTCATCTGGAGATAGAAAATGTTTACTAGAAAATGCTTTAGCTAGCGCAAAAGAATGAAACGACTGAGTTGCAGTCCTTGGCAAGCTGACGTTAATAATTTTAGGATTCAGGCTTACTTGTTCTGTTGTTCGCAATGCTGAAAAATCTACTGACACCTTATCTCCTCTGCTTTTAGTGTATCATAAAAATTGAATATTGTAAAGATGGACTATGTCCAACTAATATTACCAGTTCCTGCTGTTATTGAAGTAACTCTGCTAGAACCTACATCTACTGTATTTCCTGTCAAACCTGCCCCAATGGTAATGGTATAGCCTTGTGGATATTTAAGAATCACAATTCCTGAGCCGCCTTGGCCACCCTGACCTTCTCCTGCACTAAAGGCTGCATTTCCTCCTCCACCACCACCTCCAGTGTTCGTAGAGCCTGGAGAACCAGCAGATGGCCCAGCGCTTGTAACTGCACCAGCTCCACCACCGCCTTGACCACCTGCACCGTTAACGCTGCTTGGTGATCTATCGGCACCTCCTCCACCACCACCAGCACGAAATGTTGCTACCCCAGTAATCAAAGAGCTAATTCCAGGACCACCAGCACCACAAGTAAAGGGTGCAACTGCCGCCACTCCGAGACCACCAGCACCACCTCCACCACCAGTAGGTCTTTGTCCAGCACTAGAAGATGCTGATGGATTACCAAGTCCTCCAGCAAAGCCCTGACCAGCTGTTCCTGCGCTTGCTGGCATTACAGACCCATTGCTTGCTGGGCCACCTCCACCAGAACCTCCCACTATAGTAACTCCATCACCAAACTCTCTTCCCCCTCCACCACCCAAAGAAGTAATAGTTGTAAAGGATGAGTTAACCCCATTTGAACCTTTTCCTGGATTTCCTCCTGCGCCACCAGCGCCTACAGTTACTGGATAATTTTGATTTATAGAAAGGGTTGCTACCTGTTCAGCAGAAGAGTTTCCTCCAGAAAGCTCTCCAATTACAGAAGATCTGTAACCTCCTGCTCCTCCACCACTACCAGAGGCATACCCGCCACCACCGCCTCCTGCAATAACCAAATATTCAACTGTTAATGGAGGAAGGGGAGCTTGAGCCCTCATGTTACGAAAAACATAAAAATTATTTATTCCAGAACCTGTTAAGCTTTTTGCTGACATTTGTTGTCCTAAGCTGTTATCTCGGAGCCGAATACACTAAAAGTTAAAAGATCGCTTGATGCCCTAACAGTAATAACATCTGCCGCATCGAGAGTAATTCCAAGAGTAAGGGTTGTTGAATCAGAAGCTGCTACTGACACGTCATAGGCAATATAATGTTGATTTGCTAGCGTAGCGCCATTTGGTCTAATCGCAATCCTGTATGTTGCATCCTGGGTGTGTCTGTTTGCAATTACAAGTGTTGATATTACCGCCTGAGTATTTGCTGGAACTGTGTATAGATCAATTGCAGTGTCTGCATCCTGTGCACTTTGCCCTAGAACTTTGTATGTCGTTGCCATTTAGGCTCCCATCATTAAAAATACTTGTGGTGTTGGATCAGTAGTGACATTATCCCATGTCAATCCAGTAGCAGAACCACTGTCTGCTTTTAAGTATTGTCCATTTGTACCTACCGCCAGAATTCCAACGGTATCATTGGCAGTTCCTACAAGAATATTACCCTTAGCATCAATTATTGCTTTATCAACATACTGATCATGAGAGTGTGGGCCAACACCAATTGGAATCCAGGTATCAGTTGCTGAATCATAAACATATGCTGGTCTTGTTGTGGTTCCTATAGTTGCCATAGTGATTTAATTATATCATACGTTGATTAGATACCATGAAAGTGTTAGCTAATTCAGGCTAATGGTTCCAGTTCCAGAGGTAAAGGTTGTAACTTTATTTGATCCAACTGTAGAGGTAGTACTAACCAATCCACTACCAACAGTTAAATTAAGCGCAGCATCATATCTAAGAATTACCACACCAGAAGCACCATTTCCAGCATTAGTATTCCAAGTTCCATTACCTCCACCACCTGAGCCAGTATTTGTTGTAGCATTTTGAGGTGATGCACCAGTTATATCTGAACCATATGCCCAGCCTCCTGCTCCACCACCACCAGTTCCACCTAATCCGCCTGAGCTGCCCGCAGCTGGAGAAGATCCAACGTATACACCTCCACCACCACCACCTGCACGTTTAATTGGTGTTCCAGTGATTGATGACGTTGCACCAGATCCTCCATCTCCAGCAACTATTTGACTTGGTCCAATCATTCCAGCAGATTCAGCACCTCCACCACCACCAGCAGAGTATACGGGACCACCGCTTGCTCCAGCAAATCCCTGATTGGTAGTTCCTGCAGCTCCAGAGATTCCACCACTGGCTGCCTGTGAGTTTCCTCCTCCTCCAGAGCCACCTCCCAAAGGACCAAGGGTAGACCATGTTCCGCCAGTTCCGCCACCGACTGATGTTATGTTATTAAATACTGAGTTTGATCCTGACGAACCTCTAGAGCCACCACCATTAAATGCTGCTGCCAAAGCTCCAGCGCCACCCGCTCCAACAGTTACTGTGTAGTTTGTGTTTAAATTTATAATTGAAACTGATTCTGCAGAAGCTCCTCCGCCAGAGGACTCTCCAGCAATAGATGAGCGATATCCTCCAGCACCTCCACCTCCACCATGTTGCAATCCACCGCCGCCGCCCCCTGCGATAACAAGATATTCTATTGAAGCTGGTGGTGGCAACAATGCAAGACCAGCGGCATGTATCTGTTGAGCCTCAGCAGTAGTTAGATTACGATTAAAGATTCTTACGTCAAAGACTTCCATAGCAGTAACTGGCCTGGTTTCATTTGCAGAAATATCTCCTAAAGAAAATCCACTTACAAGGTTTGGTGTTACACTTGAGCCGCCACCTTCTGCAGTTACGCTGTACTCTACTCCATTAATAACACACCTTAGGCCAGTTTGATCCATGGCTCCTGATTTTATCCAAGTAACGTGAATCCATTCATTTAGCGGATATATTTGATTTGTACTAAATCTTTGAGCTGCCCACAAATCCCATCCAATATCATTTACTGGAGAAAATGCCAAACCATATGCGTTAATTCCTTGACCAACACCAGCACCACCACCAATTCCCCAGAGTCCATCTTTTACATCAGCTTTTCTTTTAATCCACATTGAAATACTAAAATTTGGATTACCAGACCATGGCATTGAAGTATTATGAACAACTGATGCTGGAGATTCTGTAATAGACAAAGACTTTACTCCTGCAGTAAAACCATTTGAAACGTAAGATGTGTTAGTGGTAGATAAATTATATGCAGTATTATCGCCAAAACCACCACCAGTGGCAAGATCGTTAGCAGAATCTTGAAAGGTATACCAAGCTACCATAGAGTCTTTTGCAACTATAAAATTTTGTGGTGATCGAAATATTGGTCTTGTGCCAGTCCAGTTACTAATTTGACTAGAAACAAATGCTCTGTTTCTTTGCATTATGAAATCCTATTTACATAACCTGAAATGTTTATTACGTTAGCTGCTGATGCAAAAGCTCTTACGTTTCTTGCTGCTGATCCTGTACCGCTCAAAGTTAGGCCAGGGATAACTAGAACAAGTCCAGCTTCTGCAGGAATGGTAATTTCAATAAGGTCATCAGGACTTGTTACACCGCCATACTCGATAGTTAATTTTCTGTCAGTGCCATCAGTATTGTTTGCATAAAGCCAAACTTCATCAATAACTGAGTCAGAGTTTCCTGTAGCATGAATTAGAGTTCCAGCAGTTGCTGTTTGAGCTACCTTAATTGGCTCTCCGCCAGTGGATGCACTTAGGTGAAGCTTTGTAAAAGTAGACATAATTTATTCCTATCCAAAAATCTGTGATGCTAGAACTGCTTGATCTGAAGTGTAGTCTGGCTCTGCAATAGTGCCCCACTCAAGACCTGTAGTTGCGCTAGAGTTTGCTCTTAGATAAGTTCCATTAGCACCAGCTGTTAGATTATCTAGAACATTATCAGCTGTTCCTACTAGCAAATCGCCTTTGGCATTTACCGTTGGAATTATGTCAGCAGTATCTCTTGACCTAGTCATAATAAACTAATTATATCATAGAGTTACTCTGGAATTACGACGGCATCCCAAGAGCCATCTTCTTCATTCCAAGAATACATTGCACCATCAGTTGGATAAGCTACTGGAGCTTCCCATAGTGCAGTATCTTCATTAAGAACCCATGATGCGTATGGTTTTGGCGGTACAAAAGCATCAAGTGCCTCATCATACTTGTAACCAATACCTGCATAGTTCTTACGGTAGTTACCGTTGTATGAAGTTCTTTTACAGGTCTGCCCCCGAAATTCTCCATACCATACTTCAGGGTGCTTACCCTCAATTAGTTCTGTTTCATCAATTCCGACGATAACCTCTGTTACGATGTTATTGTCGTCTAGAAATGCATAGTGTGCCATTTTTTATCTCCTTATGTCCAACTGACGTTGCCAGTTCCTGCTGTTATTGTTGTAACTTTATCAGATCCTACTTCTGTTGTAGTTCCTGTCAAACCTGCGCCTATTGTAATGGTTCTGGTGCTTGGGTAGCGAATAATTACAACTCCCGAACCACCATTGCTCTGACCAATTGTTGATGTACTTGTAACTGCACCATTTCCACCACCGCCTTGGCCTCCAAGTCCTTGGGTGCCACCTGAAGCACCACCACCACCTCCACCTGCATAAAAAACAGATGACCCAGTAATAGATGAAGCTGCTCCAATACCACCATTTCCTGCTGAGTTTGATGTTGCATTAGCACCCACAGCTCCTGCACCACCGCCACCACCACCTGGGTATGGAGGCTGATATCCTATCCATCCATTACCACCAGCAAATCCTTGACCAGATGTTCCTGCTGCACCCAAGTTTGCACTTGTTGGAGCTGAGTCTCCACCACCACCAGAACCACCAACTCCTGCTAGTCCTACTGTGTAAGAACCTCCTCTACCTCCACCTATTGCTGTAATAGAGCTAAGAACTGAATTTCCTCCAATAACACCAGATGAGTTAACTCCTCCTGCGCCACCAGAGCCTATTGTAACTTGATAAGCAATTCCCCTAGCAACAGACATTGTTCCAGTCAAAAGGCCTCCAGCGCCACCGCCACCGCCTCCACCACCGCCAGAGTGGGCACCACCACCGCCTCCACCACCGCCAAGGTTTTCAGAACCATTTGCACCTCCATATTGAGATGTTGGCCTACCTCCGCCGCCACCTCCACCTGCAAGTAGAAGATACTGAACTTCAAAAACTGGCTCTAGAATTACATTTCCAGTTCCAGCAGTAATTGTGGTTATTCTATTTTCCCCAACTACTGTAGAAGATCCTGTAAGCCCTGCCCCCAAAGCAATCTCATGTGTTGATGGATAACGAAGAATTACAATTCCAGAACCACCTGGCCGACCATTGCTTACAAATGCTCCAGTTCCTCCGCCTCCGCCACCAGAGCCAGTATTAGCAGTTCCTGCAACAGCCGCTCCACCACTAAAAGGTGCACCACCTGAACCACGGCCACCGCCTCCTGAGCCTCCTAGTCCAAAACCATTATTGGCGTTATATCCCGAACCACCACCACCACCTGCACGTGTAACAGAAGAACCAGTTATCGAAGAGGCTAGCCCATTTCCACCAGAGCCACCGCCATTATTGGCATTATCGGCTAATGAGTTTGCACCTGCCGCACCTGCGCCACCACCGCCACCACCGCCGTTATTTCCACTGCTAGAACTACCTCCACTAAATCCCTGACCAGTGGTACCTGAACCACCAGTACCGACAGTAGCCTGATCTCTACCAGCCCCACCACCAGAGCCACCATTAGATCCAGACAGATAAGAATCAGCTCCCTTTCCTCCTCCGAGGGATACTATTGTTGAAAGATTAGATGGATTCCCACTTGTAGACATTGCTCCACCAGCACCTACAGAAACAGAATATTGTGCTCTAGGGGTTAAAGGAATTTGACTCTCTGCTGTAGAATTTCCTCCAGATGTTCCAGCAGATGTTCTGTATCCGCCTGCGCCACCGCCGCCTCCACCGTTGTCGTTTCCACCGCCACCGCCTCCTGCGATAACTAAATAGTCAACCAATACTGGCTCAATATAGGTCAAATTTCCAGAAAGCATAGACTTGTACCCTACTCTAGGTAGCGTAAAAGTTCCTGCTCCTGAAAATTTATAAACGCCCATTAGGAAATTTCTACTCCGCCAATATGGAACGTTACGCTAGTTGCTGAGGCTCCACCCTGAATAGTCTCTGTTGCATTAAGAACTTGTTTAATATCTAGAACGGCTGAGTCACGTGCGCCAACCGTAACTGTTTCTGCAAGCTTAACACCCGCTATAGAAAAAGTAAAAGTCTGGTCTGAACTTGATGTATTTGCTACAACAATATTTGTCACCACCGTTGTTGTTGCTGATGGTGTTGTATATAGGGTTGTTGTCGTGGTTGTTGTAGCTGCCCCACGAAATAAAGTTTTTGATACTGTAGCCATTAGTTACTACCTCCAAATTAAATTATAGCATATAAGAGGTTAAACGGCACCCATAAGGCTTAGAATGTAGTTATCTTCAATTGCAGCTACGTCTACCGCTGCCCAGGTCAGGCCAGATGGGGTTGAATCGTCTGCCTTCAAGAATGTGCCATTAGAACCTACTGCTAAGTTTACTGCAGTACCTGCAGAGGTGGCGACTATAATATCGCCCTTATCCTCTAGCAGGGTCTTTTGAATTGAGTCTGCTATGGATACTGATGGAATAGAGATTACCTGCAGAATATCGTTTACAGAAGCTGCGGTATCTAGAGTAACAGTCGTTCCATCATCAGCAGTATAGTCAGATGTGCGTATTAGTTGTACACCATTTAGAAATACCTGCTCATTTCCAGTAACGTAGCTTAGTGTTGGTCCATCATCTGATGCCCCTGTAAATTCTGTCTGACCAGCAGAAGCAGTCTTGCTCCACCTAATAAGTTCTATAATTCCTGGCTCTGGCTCTACCTCTCCATCAGTATCTAGCCAAATAGCACCATCTACTAGTCCAGTTGTGGGGGCTTCGGCTGCTGCACTACCGCCAGACAAAAACTCCCAAGATGCATCTGTGCCATCAGTAGTTAGGTATTTTCCTGCATTGTCAGTTTGATCTGGAAGGGCATCAACATCAGCCCAAGATACATCTGTTCCATCAGTAGTTAGGAATTTACCAGCATTATCTGTTTGATCTGGAAATGAATCTCCTGCTGGGCCTTGTGGACCTTCTGGTCCTTCTGGTCCTGGAGGGCCTTCTGGGCCTTCTGGTCCAGTTGGGCCTTCTGGTCCTTGCGGACCTACCCCAGCACTTGCCCACTCTGTCCCATCCCAAAAAACAATTGGTGGAGGATCAATTGAGTCATCAATCCAAATATCTCCAATTTGTGGAGATTCTGGCTCTTGTTCACCAACTGTAATGTTAGCTCTGCCAGTCACATCATAAATACCATTAATAAAGAATGTTACTTCTCCAGAAGCGCTTCTTACATAAATCTTATCTCCGACATTTACAGCAATTCTAAAAGTTTCAAAGCTATTTCTATTTGTTAGACCAACATTGTCAACATAATGAATCCAAGCACTCTCATTGGCATCTTCACCTGCAGGAACAATCCATGCAGAGATATTAGTAAAACCACTTGTGTTAACTGCAATCAGGGATGTTAGTGCTGTTCTTTCAATGGTAAATAGAAGCGTGTCAGTGTTAGCTGCTGGCTTATTTGATGCAAATCTTGCTACTGCCATTTTCTACTCCTATACCGTCTCGATTGTGACCCAGCCAGTTGGCTTATAAAGCTGCAATACATTTAGTGTTGTGTCATAGTACTGATCGCCTGGATTTGGATTAGCAGGCTTATCTGCAGTTGCTCCTACAGTATATCTAACATTAATTACTGACTGTGGAATTCCTGATGCAACAAATGAAACGCTATCAATGCTAGACTCAACCCAAATTTCATCTAGTGGATTCATTGCAAATCTTAGAGTCTCAAAAGAGTTCTGTCTTTCAAGCGGGAATAAGTAAGTCACATAGGCATAATTGTCTGGATCAGTTTCTCCATCTGGCTTAACATAAATAGTAATATTTGCAGTTTCAGTTGGATTTACATTTGTCACAATTACTGAGGCTAAGTAGTAGGTGTTTACATCACCAAGCAGAGATGGGGTATCCTCTGCTGGCATTAAGACACCAATTCTTTTTAGACTCATGTTAGGCCTGAGCTTCCTTCCAACTCAACCTACCCACTACCTCAACTGCAGAGTCAGAAAGATTTGTAACTACAATAGAAAGAACGTCTGGACCATCTGGGTAAACATTTGCATTAGCAAACAGTGTACCTCCACCCAAAACTGAGTTTCCAAGATCACGAACATCTTCTAGGTCAATAGATGAGGTTCCCTGTGAATAGAAACCACCAGTAATCTCACCACCAAGAATAATTGTATTTTCTGCATCTGAGTAGTCTGCAATCTGAGACAGAGAAGAGTTTGTTAGTACGTTAGATCCTCTAACAACGTTTTCCCACAAAGTTGCAGACGTTGGAACACCATTAAGAATTGCAGTTACCAAAAGCTTTGAGTCTGCTGAAGAAGTAATTACACCAACTGACTTAAGTGTTAGCTGCATACGGTTAATAAGCTCACGCTGACCAAAGTTAGCTGAAATACCATTATCTACTGATGGAGCTACACGAATTGAAAACAGGGCTTTTTGGTTACCCCCAGAAAAACTAACAGGAGTAGCATTAAGATCTCCAATTAGTGGCAAAGATAGGGAAATGATCAATCCAGAAATATTTGTTACAACTGTGTTTGACTGAATGCCATCACCAGTAACCAACATTCCAACAGTTATTCCAGCTGCACTTTGAACAGATATTTCTCTTCCCGAATAAGTATTTGCTGATGTCTCTATTGGAGATGTTAGGGCTGCTGGGACAGTTGTTGTCTTAGTCTGACCATAAGTAAATAGCAAAGACTTATCGTCATCAAATCCACCATCCATAATTACTGATGTACCCCAGTGAGAAATAGAAGCTGAGAATGTTGGATACGCAAGCTCAAGAGACACAGGGGCAGAAGTTGTTGGAGCAAAAGCCTGTGGGGTTCCTGTTGCCATTGGTGAAAATACTACGTTTGTTGGATTAGCAATAATGGCTGCAGTGTTAAACTTAATTGTTGCTCCATCAATTTGAGAAACATAAGTGTTATCTGGGAAGTTTGGATGAATTACTCTCTGTCCAACTTGTATGCCAGTTGTTGATACAACTGTTCCAATGTTGCTACCAGCAGCAATAGTCACGTTAATGGTTGCACCAGACTTTTCACGTGTTATTCCAGTAAACGATGTAGCAGTCTTGCCAGAATAGTTTACATACTCATAAACAGTGCCACCACGAATTAGCAGGGTGCCACTTGATGGAAAGCCTTCAGTACTGTCTACGTTAATGGTAGTGTCTGTAATTAAAATTGATGCAGCTGTTCCTGCTTTAGTAGTTTTTGCAAAAGTATTTGACTCATATCTAGCTGGAATGTTTCCAGAGCGCATGTATGCCTCAGCATTAACGTTGTTGTTTGCCATCTTGTGAACTGGAGTAATGTTTCCATCTACCCCACGAAGTCCCCAGCGAATATATCCTGCACCATACCAAGAGTAATCAATGTAGAACATCTGCATCTTTGTTAGATCAAGATTATACCCAGATGGGCCATTTCCATCCATTGTGTCTAGGTTCCACTCAGACTGAGGAATCTTTGTGTCTACAGTTTTTGCAACAAGGGCATACTGTGCCGTAGCTCCACGGTATGATGGAGAAATAGTCATGCTGGTGTCACTAGTAATACCCTCAACACGATATGACTGTCCACGAATAACAATAAAGTCTCCAGGAGTTAGCTGCTTAGAAAAGTTTGTTGGGAAAGCAGCGTTTGTTTGAGAAACTGTGTTGCTTCCATTTGTTACTGTGACCTTTCCAGAAATCTGGTAAGTAGAGCTTCGTCTTACCGCATAAAGCTTCTGACCATCAAACTCAAAGAATACACCGTTCTGGCTGTCAAACATTCCAATCAGGTTTGAACATCCATACCAGGTGTCAATTGTCACATAGTAATTTCCAGATGCCTTTGTCTGCAGTGGGGCTGCATCTGCCTGTACCTGGAAAATGTTATATCCCAAAATTTCAATAATGGTAAACTCGCCATTGTAGTCTGGCTCGTTTGCACCAAAGATTTTTACTGTGCTTCCAGGCTGTAGGTTGTGCTGCTCTTTTGTCTGAACAGTAATAATGTTTCCAGAAGATGTTAGTGATTCAATCGATAGGTTTGGCTTAAGAACAGTACCAGAAGAAATCTGCATACCCTTACCAGACTGATAGCGGAAGTACCTACGAGTCTGACGAATAGCCTGCTGGTTATTTGATGATGCATTAGCACTAAACAAAACACCACCATCAAATGGTCTGTGTAGGAACTGTGACTGTGGTCTAACGTATAGCCTTACAGTTCCTGCAAGGGTTCCAGTTGGTATGTTTTTTGCATAGTAGACAAAGTTGGTAGCATTTGTAACTCTAGCTACATAGAAAGATCCGTTAGGGGCATTTGTGCTTGCTGTAATACCAGAAATAGCAATTTCGCTACCAAGCGATAGTCCATGTGGGACTGTGGTTGTCACGGTAATTGCTCTACCAGAATATGAAAGTGTTGGGGTACCACCAATTGCAGAGTTTGTGTAAGCGGTTCCAACATACAGAGCAGTCTTATTTACATCAAAGATGTCATTAATTGTTGAGCTTATGTTAATTGATCTTGCTGTATAAGTAAATGTTGTTGCTGTAGGCACTGTCTCAATAATAAAGTTACCGTTCGCAATTGACAAGAATGTATCCTGAACGTTTACTGGAGTTCCAACAGTAAGTCCATGAGGGCTAGTTCCAGTCGTTACAGTTACTGTTGTACTGTTTTGTGGAATATTAATTGCTGATATGTTTGGAACGGTATTTGAAGATGGATATGCAAAAGGACGATTATTTACAAGACCTAGATTCTCCCACTTAGAAATCTGCATACCATACTCAAAGTCGGTATCTACAAGTGCCTGTGGGCTTGAATTACGAAGTTTGTTTACTGAATCAAAATACTGCTCATCTAAAAATGCTCCAGTATCTGGTCTTAAATATCCTGGCATGTGTTCCTCTCAAAATTTAATTATATCACACTAGATGCCAAGCCACCACATGTCAGATAGCGAAGCATTGCTAGTACCACCAGATCCTCCGCCACCTCCGACAACTTCAAAGGTTACTTTGTTGGTGTTTGTATCATATACAGCAGTTAGTCCAATGTGATCATCGTGTGCCACCATTGGGGCAACAAGATCTTTTGTATAGTTTTCATTAAGAATAAAGTTTAATTTTCCAGTTGAATCATTGTATGTTACATCAACACCGTTTTCTGTGTTTGATGAAACCATAAGACCAACAACATCTTGAATAATTTCATTAATTGAGGTATCAAGTTTTAAAGCTAATAGTTCAATATCTCCAGAAACATCAACGACGTCTCCAGATAATGGAAAGGGAAACTCATAAATTGGACTTCTTCCAGAGGCTGCCATAGTAGTTTAATTATATCACAACAAAAAACTTGAAAATAAGAAAAATTAATGCTATAATTGATAGAACACTCCGTCAAAAGAGTGTTTTTCCGTTAAGGACGGTAATGATCAGACAGAGTAACAACAAAGTGGAAATCGTAACAATCCAAGACAAATTATTTTTGCTACAACTGTAAAAATAATGTCTGGCAAGGCAATCGTGACAGGATGCCCCAACAACATGAAGAATAAGGAGGTGGCGAAATGAACAACAAATTTGCCACGATAGCAACATTAGCACTACTTTTAACAAGCTGTGTAACTTCAGCTTCCGCTCAGGCAGAAACCCCACAAATCACTAGCCAGAGCACTTTTATGTCACATGACGGAGCTAGGCTAAGTCCGTTTATGAATAAAGTGATTACAGATAAGCAACTCAATGCTAGAACAATGACCCTATCAAAAAATACAAAAGAACTACACTCTGCAGTTTATCTTACATCTCAGAGTGTAAATAAGACTTGGTATGTTTTTTCTGGATCTACCCCGCAAGGATGGGACTGTTCTGGGCTTGTAAAATGGACATATGCTCACCTAGGCTTTGACCTTTATCACAGTGCTACAGCACAAATGAATTCTGGATATTCTGTTAGACAGCCAAAATATGGAGACATTGTTGGCTTTAGGTATCATGGTGCATCATCCTATTATCACGTAGGAATTTATATTTCAGAAGATCGTATGCTGCACTCTGGTGGTAAAAAAGGAGACAAGACTGAGTTTAGGTCAATCTCTGATTTTGCAGGCAGCTATTCAGCCATTAGCTATACTAGAATGGTTGAAACTAACTAATTTTAGTTAATTATATTTTCCCAAGAAGTTCCATTAAAGCGCTTCATGGTAGTTAAGTCTACCCAGGACGTTCCATTGTAGCGCTTTCCAACAATAAGATTTGAGCTAAAGTCTGAAGCATTTCTTCTGTTTCCTGCTGGGAATACCTGAATTGTCAAATTCCCACTACCAGTAGTTCCACCACCACCAGATGCATTAATTGCAAAAGTAAAAGATCCTTGCTGTGTTGGCGTACCAGTTATAGCCCCATTACTTGTATTTAATGATAATCCTGATGGTAGCGAGCCAGAAGCAATTGAGTAACTTGTAGTTGTATTCGCAGCTACTCCATCTGAATATAATTTGCCTAATATTCCTGATGCAACAGTAGTGTCAGTAAAAGACGGAGCTGGTGTTGGAGGTGGATCTGGATAGCCAGTATAAAAAGATATATCTGCTTGCCCAAGAAGGCCACCATTTGGACCATACTTGGCTATATAAACATATCCATAAGCATTATTTCCTAGAAAACCAGAAGAGATTGAAACGGTTCTTGAACTATTTCGTGGAATACTTCCGCTAGCAATATTTCCTGCCCAGCTTGTGTTAACAATATATGTGTGAGTATTTGTTGAAGAGTTATTTATAAAAACTGCCGTCATTGAGGCAGATGATTCACCAATAAAAACTCCAGAAAAGTATGCTGTTGAGCTTGAGGTTTGACTTTCAATATAGCCATTTGCCATTTATATCACCAGAACCAAAGGTCGCCTTCAGCGGCTCCATCTATGCTTGCACCATTTGAACCAACAATGCCTGGGTCAGCTACATAAATCTTTCCAGAATATGTTGTTCTATCATTTCCACCAGTTACTGCTAGCTGAGCGTTAAAAATTTCTAGATTGTTTCTAGCATTTGCTGCTGTGGTTGCTCCAGTACCACCAGAAGCTAGCGGAAGAGTTCCAGTTAGCTGTCCTACAGCAATAGACTTGTTTGTCAAAGTTTGTACGGTATCAGTGCCAACAAGCGTTGTATTTGCATCTGGTAATAGGATTGTTCTATTTGCTGTTGGCTCTACAATGCCTAGCGCAACAGTAAAGGCATTACCTGTTGGTCCTCTAAATCTAATGCCTGGGTCTGCAACAAAGCTGCTTAAAAGTGTTTTATTTGATAGCGTAACAGTGTTGGTTAGAGTAATTTCTGGGAATTTCCATTCAAGTCCAGTTGCTGTTGCAGAGTTTGAGTAAAGCACTTGACCATTTTGAGTTGGTGTAATGGCTAATGGAACTCCTGGCTGTGACGCAGAAATAAGCGTACCCTTTGCCACATATGCACTTGGCAAAACTCCAGATTCAAAAGCTGTAATCTGTTCTTGTAAATTATATAGATGATAAGCAACTGAAGGAATAACTAGGTTTGTAGGGTCTGTATTGGTTGGTGGATACTGTCCTTCTCCAGAGCCAGACGGTGCACCATAGTGATAAATTCTAAGTGCTTCTTGAATGTCTGCGGTATCAGAAAGTGCTGGTACTGCTGTTTCATACACATTACCAATTGATTCTGCCATTTAAGATCCTAACTCAAATAAGAAATAAAGGTGTGAACTTTATGACTTCCCGCTAAAGCTGTCCAGCTAGTACCGTCCCACGCAGCACCATTGATAACAATTCTCAAATACTTTACACCAAGAATAGTTTCAATACTGTAAGTAAAAGAACTTGCAACTGGATTTCCAGCATTATTTTCTAAATTAAATCTAATTATAAATTTGTCAGCAGTAACAGTGGTGTCTTCTGTAATTGTTGATAGTGGAATGTCTAACGTACCCTCGCCAGCATCAAAACTGACTAGCGATATCTTAGAATTTTGCTGGGGGTTTAGCTTAAGAACTCTTCTCCAAGTTGGATTACCAACTTCTGGAACATACTGATATAGCCAGCTATAATACTGATCTACTGTGTTTGTATTAATATAAAGATCATAAAGAGCAATATCTTGAGTAGTTAGTGTTAATTCTGGTGCCCCAGTTCCAACCCAAGTTCTCGTTCCTCTTTGTCCAGGTCTTCCAAAATCTGTAGAAACTTCAACGGAAGTTGGTCCACCAAAAACATCTAAGTCTACGGTTTCTAATACATAATCTACCATTAAGCTGCTCCAGTAATGTCATCAGTTACTGTGATGTTTCCATTAAGAAGTGTAAAAATTGATGAGCCATCTGTTATTTCAACGTCATATACCCAGGTTTGTCCAGCGGTAAGATTTCTTCCAGTAGTTGGATCAATAGTGCAAGTAACAATATTGTCTACTGTGTTTACAACCGCCTGCGCAGTATAGCTAGTTGCACCAGTCCCACGCTTATTTGCTACAGTAAATTCTGCTTCGTAGTTGTCTAAATCAAACACATTTCCACTAGCATCTTTTGGACGGATGATAAAAGAAAATGTATCACCACGATAGTAGTTAAAATTATATGTACCTGGAAATGCCATTGTTACTCCTTGATTTAATTATACACTATCCAACTTGATTTACCGTCGCAATAATTGACGGAATAGCTGGGTGAATATTGCCACTAACAGTAGTTTCAGCTTCATACTCAATAACAGTGCTATTGCTAGATGAAGACCATATAATTTCGTATACATCATTAGCCGCTGCATCAACAAACAAGTTCCAGGCTGCAACAGCAAATGGGTTGTTAGAAGCTACTGCAACCTTTGTGTTTGTATTTGCCATAGGAGTACCATTTTTATTTAGCCAAATGTTAACAACGCCAGAACCATTGGTTTGGTGCAGCTGAGCTGAAAATGCAATATTATACTTACCAGCATTTGTAACTCTTATTTGAGATGGAGTTACAAGGGTAACATCAGTTGCCCAATCAGTGTTGTTAAAGGTAAATGCCTGAACGGAATTTACAGCATGTGGGCCTTGATCTACGGTACTGTAGAAAGATGCTGATGCACCAAACTTATCTGCACCTGGAATATACGCAGTTGTCTGAACGGTTTGGTCAGGAAACTTAAGACCGTTACCCTCGCCCTCAGCAAAGCTAAGCTCAATGCCATTATATGCACCAAGACTAATGCTTCCTGGAGCTGCCATATTTGCAATCATTACGTCTCCTGGTGGGAGAAGTAGTGCTGGATTATCGTCAACAGAAGCAAATGTCCACGCATAATTTCCGTTATCTCTAATAAATGTATAGTCAGCTCCGTACTCAAAGGTAAAGCTTGGAGTAGTCTCGTAGTACGTATTACCTAGATCTCTGGTTACGCTACTAATGACATACTTAACGCCATCAACAATCATGAAATCGCCAAGGTCTGGTTCAGCTGATTCAGTATCTACTACAAAAACAACTCCGCCAGCTGGATCAATGTTTTGATATGTCCAACTATTGTCTGCTTGCTTTGACTGAACAACGGTAACTCCCTCTGAATCAGAAACTCTAACTCCTGCACGTTCTCCACCAAGAATTAGGTCAGAACGAGAGTAGTCCTGAGCACCACCAGCACGAATGTGAATGTGATTTGGGGTTCCAAGAGTTGGGTCAACAATTAGATACTGATCGGTATCTTCTCTATCATCATCTGGAACAATCTTGATTGTGTCGTTATTGCTACCGTCACCAGAAGAGTTAGCTGGGTTTGAGATATATCCATCACCAGGAAGGCGGAACCTTCCTTCTGAATCCATTGACCAGGCTAGTTCTGTGTCATCTGTATTTGTATAAAGCCTAATCTCGTCTCTAGCTTTTAGCTCAAGGTCATCGCTGGAGTTAATGATGATATCTTTGTTTTCTGTTGTACGAATCTGGACTGCCAAATCGTTACCTTCAATCAAGATTTCTTCATTGTCTTCGTTAATTTCAATAACTGACCTAATCTGATATCTAAACTCAAGTGAGGTTACAGTTGTAGACTGAGGGGGAGCACCACCTATCGTGTATAGAGTTACATTTTCGGAGTTACCTCCAAATCCGTCAAACTCATAGTAATCTGATCCATTTATGCTTAATGACCTGACAGGTGCTTGGTTAAATGTTTCATTAAGGAACGTGATTAGTCCATTAGCACCATTTAGAACTACCTGGCTGTTACCTTCTCCTGATGATGACCAAGTTGCATCGCCAGTCCAGTCACTCGTTGAGTAGGAGTTAGTGGTGCCACCTGTGTATCCATAAAGAGCAACGTGACCGTCATATGGGTCAAACTCAATTGCAGATCCTTGACGTAAGCTGTCACGCCTAGCCTCAATCCTTGTGCTGGTATCTTCAGTAAACATTACGCTATTGTTGAACTCAAAGTCACCAGTTGTTAGAGACTGAATGTCACCAATGGTTGCTACACGGTTAGTTGCGTCTGGGGTAATTGTTGCATCTCCCCAGCCAATGTAGACGTTTCCAGGTCCGTCATCTCCAGCAATTAGAGTGATGTCTCTTGCAGAGCGAAGTGATAGGTCATCCTGTGGAGTGCCAATACGAGCAGTGCCTGTAGAGGTTCTTGTAAAGGTGATGAAGTCATCGCCATCGCCATCCTTGATGGCTGTTGGAACAACAAGGTTTGCTGATCCTCCTCCAATTATTGTAGA